ACCCGCTACTGCTCCTGCTACTGCTACTGCTCCTGCTTCTTTCCCCGCCATCACCACTGCCACCACAACTATCTGTATCTTGACAAATGAAGTAACCAACCGCTAATGCGATAAGCCCTGCCAACGCTGAAATACCACCAACATCTTTCTCTGCGGTTTGTCTCAAACTCGCGGCTAACCACGCATAGTTTTTACCAGCACTTGCCAACACATCTAAACCAAGTCGAAGCAACTCTAAATGCTTTGTATTGTGTAGCGTGTGTCGCTTGTCTTGTATTTGTATGCCAGTCTTCTCGTATTCCATTGACTGGTTCTTACGCCCGGCACGATGTTTTTCAAACAATTCAGCTCCATCAAAATGGAGTTTCATGTTTGTTTGCCATGCGGTTTGTCGCTCTGCTTCACGGGCTTTAGAAACCGTTCCGACAATCTCCGCTGCGGTAGCCAAGGCAATCCGCGTTTCGATTTCACAACATTGGTTGGCACCATACCGGTTGACCTGTCTGCACAACTCTTGTCGTTTCTGCTTAGCTTTTGCTTCTGCATCCGCCACAACACGCATACTAATGCCAAGATAATCTGGCTTATAACCGCACGTAATGAACTCACACAAGCGTTGGTGGATCGTGTCATTACATGGTTCAAGTTTATCTGCATACTGCTCCTCATCTAAAGCCATATCCTTCAGCCAGTTTGCCTCTTTCAACAACCAGTCGTCGGCTGCATCTGCTAAGGCTTTCTCAGCTGGAGCTTCTTTGTCTATTAAATTATAACCGATGTCGCGCATGCGGTCATTTATAGAACGCCACGTATCTTCCGCATTTTTAGCCTTTTTGATAAGACTGTTTGATGCAAATCGCCCTAATACAGAACCTAATAAACTAGCAATAGCAAGCCATTTACCATCGTCTCGTTTCGGCTGTCTTGGGTATTGGATAATATGGTTAGCACTAAAAGCGGGGGAATTAGTTCCGCTACTTTTAGTTTCTTTTATTTCGGCATAGTTATGGTCTTTGGCGGCCTTCTTCTGCTCTTTATCAGCTTCCTGATGGTTCGTTATGTTACTGCTGCCCTTTCCCATTCTATTGTCCCTCTAACAATGTCTCACGAGATGTCTGAATATGTATCTCGTCAATTGAGATACGTGAACGCACCTCAACTTGCCAATCAATTGCTCTGTATTTACGGGGGAGTAAAAAAGGCTTGTTTGTCGAGACTTCTCTTCGGTAATACTCTCGACCATCTGCGTATAAGATTACTTCAACTGAATTTCGTTTTCCAGTCAATTCCGCCACGTATGGTTTATACTCAGGATTCTCACGGATAAACATATCCGCCGTCACACGTGGATATTTCTTCTGGAAGTTCTTAAATGCGTTAATCGCTCGTTCGGCACCTGCTGACATCATCATAAATTGAGAAGATATAATCTTGACAGTAGTCGGTCTCCACAACCCGGCCATAACCATAACAGGAGACACCCACACTGCACATCTATTTCTGTCACCAACGCTACCAAACGTACGTAAACGTGCGGCTTGCCCTTCGTGAACTTTCATAACATACACTAGCCCACCAATATGATGCGCATGTATATTACTTGCCTTTTCTGTTGTAACTACAAAAGACGGGTCTCTTCTGTCATCATCAGAGAAGTTCATGATCCAGTTCTTACGACCAACTCCGTGTATACGGTCATCCAAAAATGCAATTCGAGTCTCCTCACCGGCAAACTCAATCCATTCTCTCTCAGTAAAAAATTGTCCTGTGATTAACTTTATTCCTCTACTTGTAAACTCATACAAGCCATTCGGTGATACGAAAAATACGGTGTTCTCCGCTACACACACAGATTCCGCATTATACACAGGAGCTTTAATCTGTATCTCTCGTATGTTAACTACTTCATCACCAGCACCAACTATGTAATGCAAACCTTTTGTTAACACAAGAACAGTGTGGTGCGAACCACTTTCGATGGTTTCAGTAACTTCCTCAGCTCTGAGAATATCATACATTAATCGATATTCTTGAGAAGGATCGAACGCATGTTGTCTATGTCGTTGAGAAAAGTATAGAGATTTACCTTGCCATAAGATAATCTGATTATTGCCTACAGCGACCACACCACTCACACATGTTGGAGGTGCGCCATCCATCTCGGTATTTAGCTCTTCGCCAATACTCATCGCACAATTGGTATTGTAGAACATTTGCTCTTTCGTGCTATGCTCTCCAATATACAGCCAATGCCCGATCCCTTCACTGTCAGAAACAAGCATGTACCATCGGCGTATTTTCGCATTTTCTGGTGGCTTGTCATTGGCAGTCAACTTCATGGCATCGCCATCATAGAAATCAACATGGTTTGATGGATAACTTGGTTGGGATTCCTCTCCACAGCGATTTACATACGTATAGCAAAATGCTGTATTAAACGGTATCTTATCCCCGCAATTTTGGTCATACATAGGAACACATAATAGGTCTATGTTATCCGCTATGCACCCCTGATCTGACAAAGTTTCTGCTTTAGGTTTGTACTTACAGTCAGGTTTTTGCATACCAACTAAAATAGGCTTTTTCTTCTGTGTTACACGAGTTATAGATTGTCTGTATAACTGTTTGTCTTCGCCGATAAAGAAGAATGAATTTTCTCCTAGTCTGTTAGTATAATCCGGTGCTACTGTAGTAAAATAAGGGAAACCAACATACACACCGTCTTGGTAATGGATAACTCGAGGTTCACCCTCATACACTTCACCAACGATGGTCACAACAGGTCTAGTTTCACCTAATTCCGGTAATGGTTGGAATCTACCACCATAGATGTCTAAGTCTTGCGCTAAGACTGCATATTTGTATCCGAGGTGTTTTGGGTGGACTTTCGGAACCATCCCACCAAACTGTACAAAGTGCATTACACAACTCCCACACCCAATAATGCATTATCCTTGTAAATCTTTATCAAAGACCCGTTCGGGAACAAATTAAGTTCAGCTTCGACAAGACCATCTTCGCCAGTCGTAACCGTTTTATCCACCCCTTTCACACTTAGTCGCAACTTCGTATTTGGCTCACTGTAAACGTACCATTTGTTCTCAGAGAACACGACTTGTGCTGATGGTGCACCATCTTTACCTTTCTCACCAGGATCTCCCTTATCTCCTTTAGCTCCTGGAACCGGTGCTGGAATGGCGTTCTCTACACGTTGAACTTCATCATTAGACATGGTAAATACTAACGTTCTTCCATCAGCTGAGATATGCGCTATTGACGGTGCAGTATCTCCAGCCGTTCCAGGGTCTCCGGGTTTACCGACCTCGCCAGGATCACCTTTGTCGCCTTTCGGACCTCTTGGCACTTTTCCGGTAGCTGGGATTGTCGTACCATCTGGGTATGTGAATGTTAGAGAACCTGTTGCACTAATATTAATTCCGATAGGCAATGGACCTGGTTCACCCTTATCACCTTTTTGTCCACGCAATCCACCTGTTGATGGTTGACCTTCCGCGGCAGGTGTATTCGCACCATTTTCCTCTTTTCCTTCGTCGCACTCACATCCGCAACCACACCCTTTTTTAAACAAAGCGGAGCAGTCAATAGATAATGTGTTAGTTGCGCAGTCAAACGCAAGAGGGGACTGTACATTTAAATTCAATACGCTAGTAATGTCTTTGTAGAAATCTTTACATTCAGTTGTATAAGACACTCTTGCATTACTTTTAATACAAGTGCATGCCTCTGACAACCCACGCTCTACAACAAGGACATCACCTTCAATATCAATCACACGCATTTTTTCACAGCAGGAATTACATCCCTCAACTGTGATATAAAAATGAAAACCTTTTGTCACGGGTGGGAAGTTTTTTCCGTGCCCTTTCATCAACTGTATTCTAGTAGAATCATCAGGCACGGGGCGTGCCGTGAAACCTACACCACTGTATTCACACGGGAGAAATACAAGATCGCTTTTACACGCCATTCTGACCACCTACTACTTATTCAGCTTTTTTTAGTTTAGCTTCAACTGACTTTTTAAAATCAGATAGGTCAGTCTCAACTTTGGTTTTAAACGCTGCAACATGCTCATCAACCAATGCTTTAACCTGCTCTGCCACATACTCGTGTAAAAGCACAGTATTCATGTCAATAGTAATACATGTTCCAGCTGGATGGTTAATATCGCCTGTGTGACCTGCGTCACGTTCAACGGTAATAATGCCGTTTCGTAATTCAGCAGTGTGCGTATATTTTACAATTTCAGAACGACCGTTACGACCAACTAACGACAAGTAGGTGTGGTCTCCAACTTCTAGTGCGTTCAATCGTTTTGCTACCGAAAACGGTATCTCTAGTTCAGTTTCGCCAGGACTCACATAATTACGTAGTGCTGTTGAAAAATGATCAATTACTTTTAGCATTTGTTGCTCCCATTTACATTAACAATGTGCCCACCTTCATCAATTTCGATGCAGGTATCGCACGACCAACAGATGGTTTGTGGTTCAATGCCTTTCTTACTTTCGACATTTACACAACCTTTTACAAACTCACATAACTGTGACGGATTCCATTCTACCTTAACGCAAGACCCTTTTGGAAACGATAATGCTGTTGTATCATCTACCCCACGTTCAACATGTAGTTTGTCACCAATTACAGATGTTACCTTCATAAACTCGCGGGAACTACCATTTCTAACAGTTATATAAAAATGGTCTGATGATGGAACTTTAAATCTAACGACATCTCCCATCGGTAGTGTTATAACTTTGTCAGATGATGAAATAGGTTTACTCAACTCTGAGATATTACCAAACGGTTTTACATTTAACATTCGTCACAATCCTTACAATTCCCACTAGGAATTGGTAAATACTCAACGTCATACTCTGGTTTACGATCACAACATGTAAGACCACAACGGCACTCTTTCTCTCCGCATGTACCACATGTATGGCAACCATCGTCTTCTTCTTGAGTATGCGTTATTAATCTTGCTTGACAAGGTGGTAGGTAAAATAGAAGTGTTAAACACAAGCACCCGTCTATATAAATATCACCTTCATAGTAGCCTGTCGGTAAGTCTCTAAATTCATCCAACCAAGAGAAACATACTGCACCATCATTTCGCATACGAGATGGCGGTTGACACATAAGGACTTTGCAATACCCTTTGCGTCTAATATCCATACGCATATAAGATCTGATTAACGGTAGCGGTTTTTCACCGCAAGCATAATTTCCGATTAAGTAACATGCTTCAGGGGACTTTCTGTCAACCTTTATGGCATCACGCGCTCTTGTTCGTGGAGGACATCGTTCTTCACAAGGCTCTGGCTCACAGCAACGCTCAACAGGTTCCCATTTTGGTGGTTCTAATCCACACTTACTAGGCGGACAGCACGAACCTTGTTCACACCCTTCCGCACTTTCAAACATACGATCCATTAATATCTCCAGAAATTTAGAAATGGTCTTCGAGCCACACAAGTACCTAATTGCAAACGCATAGGTATAGGCCCACGCTTTTTCGTACGGATCTTAATCTGTTTGTACTTTTCTTCAAGCGATTGTCTCAGCACCATAGCGTATTGCAGATTAGTCCACTCTTGACCCAGTATCGCATACAGTTCAGCGAGTGCGCCATCTTTCACCTCATTCATATAACGCTCGTATATAAAATCAGGTATATCACAATCATCTCGTGCTATTGACCAGCTGTATTCAACGCTCAAATCCAAAGCCAATGGTCTAGCACAACTTTCCTGCGGTGCTTCTTTTAGGATTATACTAGGCATACCATCATGCAAAAGGTCAACATCATAATCCGTTCCCTTTTGAAGAACTTGCCAATTGTCATCCGGTATTGTTCCTTGACAACCAAGTTTCACTTCTACTACATCAACAATAGTTCGACATTCTAATGTGTCAATGATGTAATCCGGAACTTTTGCTACTAATGGTAACTGTGCAAAATCTTTTGCCAATCCTGTCGTTTGCATTAATCGTACGATAGACTCTCGTATTGCATGTTGAATAATGGAGCTAGGCGCATCTGGTGTGTATGGGAATATAAAATCCTCAAAATCCTCAATCGTTCTAGCCATGTAATCTTCCTCGTTGCATCAATTGTCGAATCTCTTCGCGCTGCTTGTAATCGTAAATTTGAAGTAAATCGAAAGCATTTTTCCAGTGTTGGTTACTACGCTCACGGTTAGCATTATCTTCAATATCGACACCGTACGCATAGTACAGCATCAACTCGAATATGATTGGGCGGAGATTTTCATCGATGTCCAATTCGTCCGCATCACCTTTTATTTCAGGCGGTGCGTAACATGTTATCGTTAATGTTGCGGATGCACCCTTTGGAACTGGTGGATCTACAATAATAGTTTTAGGGTCATTCTCATCATACGAATAAGACTTAACCTGGTAATCACCCTTAGACTTCGTGCTGGATACACAAACTGGGCGATTAAATCCGGTGAGATTAGATAACTTAGACTCTCTCACACGTCTATTAATAACACCCTTGTAATCTTTTTGTCCCTGTACGGTCTTTAAAGATTTACATGGTGAGGGTAACGTCTGCATGATACCCTCAACTAATTCTACATCGACAGTACTGGTAAACTCTTCTTTGCGAATCATCGCCACTACTGCCACAGCATTTCTTATATAAGTAAGCAGATCATCTTTCGTCCAGTGAACGTAGGCAACATCGTCCTCGAACTCATTGTCCTGTAAATACCGGCTTACTTCTTCAATTATTCCACTTACTTGCATAAAACCTACTTAGTACTCATAACCTGACGTAGTACCGCATTTCCATTTAGTCCCGACGGTAAGTCAGCCATTTGCTCTTCTGTTAAATTTGTGTATGTCGGTGGGACTGCTGGGTCCATCGGTCTTGCAATAGCCCCATCCGGAATAGGTGGTTGCGGTGCTACAGGAACCGGATTATTCAAAACCTGCTCAGGTGGGGTAACAACTTCGGCATCTTCAATCTCAGCACCGAATCGACGGTTTTCACGTTCTTGCTCCATGAGCTGTTGTTGACCTAAATAAAAGTCCATCTCCACCTGTGTGTAGATATATCGGCCTGGTAAGTTATCAACAATACGACCGTTGAATGGTGTTACATATCCATCGTTATCGACGAATCCAATTGGGGTACGCTGTGCGTAAGGTTTGTTCATATTTAATCTCCAATAAAAAAGGGGAACATTCAGCTCCCCTAATTCTACATCATAATCTTAGTATTTTGAACTAGATGTACCAGTACGACACTCCGCATCTGGGTAATCTGTTTCACAAGGCTCAACGCCACACGCACATTCGTGTTGGTCGTCGAAGTGAACTAGGTCTAACATAGAAGACCAGCAAGTCCCCATCATAGTACCTGCTTTTAAGCGTAATACTACAAGACCGTTAGATTGAATGAAGTTGTTAACTTCAAAACGGTGGAAACCTTGTTGAGACGCATCAACTTCAAACTTAGATACAACTTCAGAGCTTGCCGCTAGTAATGCTTTTTCAGCTTCATCTAACTTAGCTTTAGCCGCTGTAACAGCCGCTTTTAACTGAGTATCTTTGTCATTAGCCATTAACGCAGTTTGCGCTTTAGTTACTTTCGCACGTTCTGCTTCTACCGCAGCGTTCAATGCTTCTAAGTCAACCGGGCTGTCTGATGCACTACCGTGGATTTCAATTTCAAAGACTGTTCCTGGAACCGCTACTTTGTTATTGAACACGTAGTCATTCAATTTAGAACCTGCCGCTAACAAGTTAATAACTAATTCATCACCAACTTGTAAGTCACGGATACCTTGTTCACGGAACCACATTTGCTCATTTTCACCGTAGTGTGAGTAGTGGTATGGTAATACAAAATGACGACGTTTTAAGTGCGCCGCATATTCAACATGTTCGTTAAATGGGGTTAATTCAGACTCCCATGCAACATCAGTCATACCATAGTGTCGTTTGTTACCACCAAGGAAAATGGAATAACGTTTAGCCATTAGTTGCCTCCTAAGCCAGCCGGTTTGCTGAAGTTAACAGTTGCATACAATGTTGCAACGTGTTCAGGACGAATCACTTCAAAGTCATAAACTTGTAAACCACGCCAGTATTGAGCAAATGATGTCTCTACTTGGTCAATGTGTTGTTGTTTAGTCATTTGAGTGATAAAGCCTGTTGCTGTATCTAAACCAGCCACGATCAAATGCGCACGTTTGTCTTTGTGGTTTGGATCCACATAGCTTGGCATGTTGTGTGAGAAGTAGATTTTGAAACCAGCGATAGACGGTACAGTCTCAGACAACAGTGCTGGTTTGTTACCAGTTTGAGACATATCATTCAACCACTTGTTCTGTAAGAACAAGGTACGTGCTGAACCTGGTAACACCAAGTAGCGACCACGCATCGGACATTGTGCTTCATCTAATACAGCCGCTAAGAAACCGATGTATTGTAAGAAGTTGTCTGTGTCAAGGTGAACAGGACGACCATACATACCTAGGTCATACATACCAGATACTTTACCAGCACGTGAACCACGGTTGAACGGATCTGCTTTACGTGGAATGTAATCCAACACTTCAAAGTCAATGCGTTGTTTTAATTGTTCTTGACAGTTCATGATGAACTCATTAACCCACATCTTGATGTTCTGGATTTGTTTTAAATCGATCTCATCAAGTTTCAAGTTCCAGTAATGCGCACGGTTAATTACCATGGTTACTGTTTCAGTGTTTAATTCTGAGAACTCTAATGGTTGGTTTTTTTGGTATTTAAAGATTTCACCAACTGGTGCTTTACGGAAAGTAATTTGATCACCAACATCACGGATTTCACTTGGAACCACGGAGTGTGATGTAATTACACCAGTCACGGTATCGTGATAAGTGCGGTGGATAAGCTCTTTCGCAAACAGCGGGCTATTCAAGAATTGATAAACTCGATAACCACTCGCTGACTGCATAGTTGGTTTAGCCGTACGAATTGGGCCTGCCATATTTTATGCTCCTAACTTATGACTCATAATCGACGTTGCCAGCCATCTCCGCATCTCTATAAACTTCGAGAATCTTCGTATACTTGTCCAGAGAAATAAGACCAGCATTATAATTCTCTTCCGCTTTAAGGAACTTAGAGTACGCCAACATTTTCGACCCTTTGTCAGAAGTAGGGGGGGTTCCTGACTGTGGTCTGCCTGGTGCAACATTCTGCACCCCTGGTTTTTGTGTAGGTTTGTAGCCTGACACAATTTCTTTCACAGCAGCAATATTACCATTTTGCAACGCTGCTGTAAGTTCTGCTTCAACAGTCCACTGCCCACCAGAACGTGGTGCGGATTGTTTTAGGTAAGCCTGAAACTCAGGTGTGTTCGATGTCTGCGCTAATCCAGGGATCTCCTGATGTAAGCGAACATGGAACTCTTGTAATCTCTGTTGCTTTATTTGTTGATCAGTTTGCAACGCGTGTTGCTGGGCTTGCGCCAGTTTCTCTTCCAACGGTCGCACTGATTGCTTGTACATCTGATTAGCAATTTGCTTAGCAATTTTTGCAACTAAAGGACTAGAACGTTCAAATAAACCTTTCTCTTCATCGGTCAACTCTGTTTCAGCAGGGTCGAAAATGAAGTCTTTTGGTTGTTCTGGTTCCTGTTTAACTTGCGCACCAGCACCAGCAAACCCACCAAAGATCGCATTAAACGCTTGGTTTTTACCTTGCTCAATTGCTAACTGTCTTTGTAATTCAAATGGATCAATATTGTTCGCATTTCCAACGGGAACAGTTGCCGTGCCGGCTGGTGTGCCAGGTTCCGAATTTCCTTGGCTTTCAGAAGGGGGTTCTTGTGATCCACCACCAACCATATATTCGTTTATATCAAAATCATCATCCTGAGTTTTAGGTTCTGTTGAACCACCTTCTCCTTCTGATTCTTTAGGATCGTCGCCTTTCTCTAAATTATCGAGAAAGTTATCTAGCTCCGAGGGATCGTATGGGTTTGCCATCTACTTACTAACTCCTAATTCTTCTAATAATGTTTTCAACATTGTAACACGACCACGAGCATATTCTGTTGCTTCGTTGTCTTCGTACGATTCACGTTCCATTTTAAGTAATTCTTGTAGATACTCGATGTAGTCGCGCGAAACCGTGCTTTCTTTCACCAAGCCTAAAATACGTTTCTTACGCTTGTAAAAATTTTCTTTATCGATTGACATAAGGTGCTACCTCATAAGAGTCTATAATACTAACACATGCACGTGTGTTATCAAATCCCAAATTGACAATACGGTAATAGGCTTTAGCCTTTGTCACGTATACAAATGGGACGGTCTGGTTGTTAAATGTTACCTGTTTGCCATTCTCGGTTACCGGGTAAAATTTTAAATCATCCAATGATTGACCTTGCTCATCATACGGAGCAAATTCAACACCAAACAAATCATCATTATCGGCACGTTCAATCAACAGAACCAACGCCGTATTTGCTGCATATAGACGACTTACAGACTTACCATTTTTGCGTTTCATACAATACGCTCCTTAATAAGCTCATCCGTAAACAACAAATCTAATACACGTTTGTATACGAATATTTCTTTACGTGTTTCTTCATTCGCAGCTTCTGATTCATACTTCTCACGAGTAATTCCTAACCCTCGTAATAGCACTCCCTCAATCAAACCTGCGTCTGTTCCAGTTCGTAAACGTTTTAATGCGTAGGCTTCTTCACTTGTTACTTCAATTTTCACTTTAGCACCCTCTGTTCGCGTTCATTGTTAGTACATCTTTTTGTACCTTATCGATTGTCTCAACAATCAAATGCACTTTGATTTCGTGGTCCATCACTCCATGGAAGTATTTAGACTCAAGTGGACAAGCCGTTATATCATAAAAACCCGGTGGTAAATAAACCATTTCGCAGGTCGTTGCGTATGGAACACACTCGTACTTCTCCTCACAATCTTCAGACACATCAATTAGTCTGAAAATCTGTACAGACGGATTATACGTGAATTTCTCTACACGACCAAGATCAGCCTTTATATACAACGCGGATGCTTCAAGCAAGTGCAATCGAATCGGTGTAACATCAATAGGCACACCATCTTCTTTTTGAATGACTAATGTTCGCTTATATCCCATTATATCGCTCCTGGTTGTGGGTTGCCACCGCCACCCATACTATTCATATTGGAAATAGCACCGGCGGCAGAACCACTTCGTCCGTCAAGAGTTGCCCCTTGTACTAATGGGTTCGGTGCTTGTGGGGTCATCCCACCTGTAACGGCACGTTGGAACTCGTAATCTGGGAAGATGTCATCGGTTGGGACACCCACTGATTTAAACAATTCAAACACCAACGCTGATATACCTTTAGCTGGAATAATCGGTTTTCCGGTATCAGGATCCGGTAGTTGCGAATATGGAGCTAACGATTGTAATGCCCATTCAAGTTTACTTTCTTTATTCTCTTTTTCAACCAAACCGCTCACCCCGCGTGCGTGAACTCTGATGTCACCTTTGATGGTAGGATCTGAATTAAAGAATAACTCGTAATCGATGAATGATTGGATCGCTGGCTCGATAATACGTTCCTCTAGTATGCGCAATGCGTATTTAACAGACTTACTAGCCTGATTCAAAACCATCGCCACACCACCCGATGTTCTACCGACAGTCCCTAAATTCTCACTTGAGCCAAATGCCACTCGTGGAATACCAACAAGTTCATAGGCTTGTTGCTGGTGGAACTGAATAACATTAATCAAGTTGGCAGACAGGTCGGGCACATTGTAGAATCGTATCGCTGGTTGTCCGTTGTGTTTAGTGTCGTAAACAACAGGACGCAAAGAATTAGGAATAATGACCCGAGGATCATCTTCATCAACCAATCTGGTCTCATCTACTTCCCCCAGTACGCCGCTGGCATACGATAAGTTAACTACATGAGCTACTGCTGTAGCAGTCAAAATGCGCTGCGTATCAGCTAGTCTCGTTGTAATACACTCACCCCAGAATGAACCAGGGATAGGTTCAAATGATGCTGAATAGAACGGTCGAAGACCTAGTGGGTCCGGGTTTAGTGTAGCTTTAATAACAATGTTATCAATTACCCAAATCTCGGCCTCGTAGTTACGATTTTCATCCTCGACATCAACACCAAACGTTGCAAGAATATTACCCTGAATAGAACCATAGAAACCCAAGCAATCGAACGCACCTTGTGCTTTAGAGTGTTCCCCATCTTCATCAGTTGGAATACCCTCTAAGTCTGAATCCGGTCGTTGCTCCGATTCCTCGTATGGCTCAATATATCCGTTCGGGTACGTCTCAAATACTTCATCCAAGCCTTCGTGGTTATAACCAGGTAACGCATAACACGTCGCTAACTCTGTGCGAGTTACCTTTCTACGTTCAATAACATACTCAGCAGATTGCACATCTTGAGCATACGGTGCTGGGTAAAAATCAAACGGACTGATGTTCTCAACGGAACGCACTACGCGCTTGCGAACAACTAAACGTCCGTCCTTGTTATCCCACTCTTTCCACATCTTCTGTTTCATTGCCGGAACCTTTAAGATGGCTGCAGGATATGCCACAAAGTTGTAAATGAAATCACCGAACTCACTAATCCAATCTGCATCAACAAGTCGGTCTTGGATAAGCGTATTCATTCGTGCCGCCGCCGCATCAGCGAGTCTCTGCTTCTCAAGCGTACCTGCGTTCATCAAGTTCTCTTGAACATCAGCTTCAATTTCTGAATCCGTTGGTACAATGCCCTGCTGTTGCATTTCACTGTATTTCTTCATCAGAACATCCATCACTGTGCGCTCGGCATCTTTATCAAGATCCACGATTGGTGATGCCTTGATAACGAACGGACTCTCTAAGCTGTTTGCAAACACATCTCGGATAAGACCAACTGTACCGCGTACAATAGGTGATGTAATGTTACAGTTTGCATCAACGTCCGGATCAATCCCAGCACCGCCAATACGCTCACCCTTAATTTGTTTAAGACATCTCGTCAGAATATCGTATACATCACTTTTCGCATGACGCGCCTCATCAAAGCGTTTACGTACGTAAGCACCCAAGTCGGCTCTAATCTGTCTTTGTCTTTTCTTAGAGAGTTCTGGCATGGTTTCCCCTATTTAGAACGTGGTTGATTGCCACGAGTTCCTGCGTTGCGCCGGCAACGACATTTATCTAATTGCATAGTTCACTCCTACATTGCACTTCGTTTTAACGACGGTAGTGATCTGCGTCGTCTCTGTCTAATACCGACTAACGCATTGTAGCCCATACACAAATAAGAAAGTGCATCGCATAAATCTGAACACCACCCATCGTGCGACTTCGTTGGTATGTCGCGCACCGTGTCGTTCCGACCCTTGACTTTCTCATAAATATAAGTCGAGCCGATAGCCTCAATTATATACTTACAGTTGTCTGTAATCAAAATTGATGGACGACCCTCACCATCTAAGCGTGTTAATCTTTGCTTAACTGCCTCTAGTCGAGGTTGCAATTTGTTATTCCCACCTGGATCTTCAATGGGTATGCCGTGCTTTAACAGCACGTCGAATGGTGAAATGTCAAGCGCTTGTGTCTCAACATTACCGGCAGGGTCTCCCCATGCACCTTCAATGGTACTCCGTGGGTATTTTTGACGTAGAACTGGTAGCAGATACTCTGTACATAATGTGTCAATGGAAATGTCCTCACCCATCACTTCATCAATTACAATCAACTTACCAGAGTTGGTTGCCGTCGCAATCGTACACACTGGCGTACGACCAAAGTCAAAACCTAAGTATAGCCGCATGGACGTTGGTAGTTTCTCATGTCCACCAACCCAAATGTGCGTATCTCGTCTGAACTCTGGATACACAACCTTACCTGTTACAATATCAGCAAAGTCACCTTCTACATACGCACGGATCCGTTGACGATCACCGCTCAACATATTGTAGTAATAAGCGTACCCACCCGGTAAGTTATCTATATTCTCAGCAGCTGGATTAGGTACCCAATCACCTTCAGTACGTTCAATCAATGCTGGTGGCTGTCTAAACAACTCGAAGTATGGACGACCTGTCTGCTCCTCGATAAGTTTAAAATCCTTATCTCGTCCACCCAGTGCCCATCTATATAACCAGTGATCTTTTCTCGGACCATTCGTCGTCCCTAGAAGACCTGTCCATGTCGGCTTGCCTTTCCACCCACTCGGATAACGACCAATACGTCGAACCACCGAGTCAATTAACTCCTCCGGCAATTCCGAAATCTCATCCAACATCGCGTTTGTCGGCTCATAGCCTAACAATTTACTCACCGCATCTTCCGTATCAAACGATACAAACTCAATGTCCCAGTGCACGAATGTCTCATCAGATAACTTAGCACGTACATGTGCGGTAGGGGGGAACGACCCTTTCTTAAATGTTATCGCCTCTCCCAACCACCCAAGCATATTCTCAAACGTCGGTATGGTGGCTGACTTCAAAACCTGATATGTATTACGTCCGACAAGCGTACGAGAATACCGCACTTTATCAATTTCAGACGGCTCTTGCATACAAGCCCGTCGGAAAAGTTCAATGGCCAAGTAAGACGTCTTGGCGCTACCTGCGGGTCCAATAGTAAATTTAATGAACGCCTCAGACTGCGCCATTTTATTTAGCGTTGGATATTTATTTAAATCAAACTGGTTCACTCGTTATCTCCTTAAACATGTTAGTATCCACCACTTGCGCGTCTTCAGCCTCAATCATTTTGTCCGCACTTTTTACCGGCGTGATATTAATCGGCTCTTTCTGCACAGGCGGTAATTTAGACGGATCACCAAATGAAAAATTAAGTACCATACCAGCCGAGCTTGTTACCTCGTCACCTTTCGCCGCTGACGCATTACCTCTAATAACCTGTGTATGTGTCATTGTCGCCAGCATCTTTAACTCACGAACAACCGTACACACCTCATTCGGCTTTATGTCATCGCGTATCAGTTGCGACGCCAGCACGTCCACTGCGTCCTCTAATGCCGCCGCTGCCTTCATCTGAGCAGTGATCATCACCCCCTCGTCCATCATGATCCGTAGGTTCTTGATCTCCGTCTTGAAGACAGGCATCTCTATAATCTGAGCCAAGTCAGCCGCATCTAGCCCATACTGCGCTATAATCTCTTCACCGTGCTGTTTACCAAACAACACAATGTCACGCGCTAAACTTGGTATATAAACGTTCTTGTAGAATAATGAAGACATGCGCCCTAGCTCGTCGCCGGCTTCACTCTTCTCAATTAAATCTTGTACTGTATTATCACTCACGAGGGACTCCTTCATAACAACCTGTATTTTACGCACTCTAACAAGGTCACGCAATGAGTTACAAACTTTACTACGAAGGGCACGGACAAACCTCTACCCATGACGACGTGCTCAATCAAGAAACAACATGGGACGCAGGCTCTCAAGGCAACGTCAAAAAAGGCGGTAAGTTCGGCCCCGGTGGCAGCTTCCCAAACGGCACCATCTTTGACGGTGCAACCCTCGTTAACTTTCTCCAATTCGCCGACGGTTGTATCTTTGTCAACTGCACTTTTGTCCTCGACAAGCGACAACCCTACTCCAAGTTCGGTCAAGGCTGCATCTTTGACAACTGCACACTCAATGGCGTCACCATCCCAAAAGATGCCGTCCTCAACAAGTGCAAGGTAGGTCAAGCCAGCGTCCAAGCACAAGTCATCGACAAACAAGCGCAAGCCATCCCAGACGGTGGTGCCATTAAAGTCCGTAACCCAGTCACCCTCGGTACTCGTATCAACAACCTCGACGGTAATGTCACGGGTATTCCTGGTATACACGGTAGGTCGGATCAGAAACCCGATACCAGCAAAACCGAGGACTATAAACCCGCTGTATAAAAAAGGGGTACCAGCTCTCGCCGTACCCCAAATAGGATGATTTAAGGACTTCTGAAATTATGAAACTTTCCATGTGATACTAACGTATCGGTCAAGCACCCGTTGAAATGTCTGGAAACCTAAGAAACCCATACACAAAGGAAATCATCAGGTGCTTGCCGATAAATTAGTAAGTGTCCGATGGCGGGACTCGAACCCGCGACCACTTGTAGAGCTCTCCCAGCTGAGCTACATCGGACATAGTGTACCCTACGACTAGCCCCCCTCGGAGTGTGGTCTCGGCTAGTAATGCCCATCCGAAACCTGACAAACCTGCTATGTGCAGGGTACAAGGTCATTATACCGCAACACATAAAGAGACGCAATCGCGCAGTATTTAAACTACACTCGTTTTCTCAACGAATGTCGTGCTACTGCACCTACCATCTTCAAGAACGTAGTATGACTCATCTTACCACGGAACGCCGCCGCTGCCTTTGTAACAAACACTTTCCCTAAGCCGCCTGACGGAACTAATACGGCTGAAGTCAAGCTATTGTCTGTTGTAAGGCGTGCGCCAGTGTAGTAACAGCGTCCCTTTTGTGAAGACCATAATGCCAAGTAAGAACCTACTACGATGTTGATGGGTACATTACGCAAGTTCTTGCGTGCCATAGGTAAGAGGAAAGTGACAGTTTCCTCTGACACGCCAGCTTGTGTCGCTAAGGCTTGTATTTCACTTGCCTTGAGCTGCATCGAGAGATTCCGCTTGCTGAGCACGCCTTCGTTCTGCATACGCTTAATAACGTCTCGAATTGTATTGACACTCATAGACAGGGTGTTGGCAATCTGAGCGCGAGAATACCCAGCGTTCCATAACCCTTTAATTTGTGCCTTATCTTCGTTTGTTACTCTGCGTTTTTGCTGCTTCATCCGATTATTGTGCCAGCGATTTAATACGGCTGGTCCTCAGTTCTTTCGTTGTTTTGCATTTTCGTTGGCGGGGGGCCAATCGTTGGTACAGGGGCTATTATATAGTAGCGCTGGTAGTTGTCAATAGGGGGTGGGTGAAATTTTACATGCTGTGTTACTTAGGTGTTTTGCGGTGGGGGTGGTTTTCAGGTAGGGGGGACTCCTATATATAGTAGTGGGATTGCGTGGGATGGTAGATGTTGAGTTGCTGGGAGTGTGAGGTGCGAAAGTCGCTGAGAAGCTGATTGGTGCGGGATTAACGTGAGAAGCTGATTGGTGCGGGATTAACGTGAGAAGTGTGTTTTGCGGTGATGTGTGTTTCGGGTGTGGTCGTTAAGGCGTCTAGCACTCGAACGCTCACCCCTGTGATAGTGAAGGTGGGGGCGACTCCCTCCCCATTCCCATAGGGGGGCGTAAAGCGCGAAAAAATAACACGACTGCGACCGTTAAAGAATAATCAACCAACAAAGAAGAACAGAACAAGACGACAACACGACAAGAAAGGGAAAGAAAGAACAGAAGAACAGAAAGGCGCGCGCTGTGATAGTGTTCAGTCACTTTTGCCTTTTGTCTTTTTGCGTTCTTCCTTCTTTATATATAAGAAGAAAAATAAAGAAAATTTTTTATAAATTTTTTAAAAAAGTTGTTGCATTATACAATTTTTCGTATATAATAGACAATATCAGAACAAGGGAAGATTCCCAGATTCTGTAAGCGGTTAGGTTGTATAGCCTAACTTGAAAAGTAGAAAAAATCGTATTTTAGAAATACGAAAAAGAAAAAGGCAAATCCTATGATTAAGTTCTTTAAAAATCCAAAAGGCGCTATTAAGAATAGCGAAAAATGGAAGTTCAGACTAGCGCAAGCCGTTAAAAGTGCGCTTGTTATTGCGCTTTTAATGGTGGTGAGTTTTCTGTTCTGGTATAGCTTGCTAACGCCAGACTATTAAAATGAAGGCGTAGAAATACGCCTTATTAAAGATACTCAATCATAGAAAACAAAAGGAATAAGATCATGAAATTTACAAACACTGAGAAAAAACAAGCCGTGGAATTTTTAAACGCCTATAATAAAGAGGCGAAAGAATTTAAGTTCTTAATCTTGAAGACTTGTAAGGAAGAATTGGAAAATAGCGCCTTGAACGTTCAAGGTGTAGCCTTACAAATAGCCAAAGAGCTTTTTGGTGAGGATTTTAAATCGGGAAAAAGCGGTTATAACCGCGACGATGTAGAACGTATCTTTAGTAAAGATTTTATCAAAAAGCACTTCATCCTAGAGAATAGTAAAACGTACGCACTAATTTCATCCCAATCATGGGTAGACTTTAAGAAAGAAAACTTATCAGATAAAGAAGAATCCTTGTGCAAAGAAGCAGGGAAAGGATTCTTTAAAAGATTACACGACAAGCGGTATCAAATGATCGCTAATACCGTTACAGAATTGAGAAATGAAAACTCAATAAGATCGGAAAATCCGAAAGGCAAGAAAAAATCACTAGCCGAACTAATAAAGAGCGTAAAAACTCAATTAACCACAAAAGTAACCGAACATGAAGAAGGATACGAAAAAGCGGCAATTCTTGCCGAACTGGAAGAGCTAAAGAGATACATTTCAGAAATAGCCTAACAATTAAGCCAGCATAAAAGCTGGCTTTTTTATTCCTTCAAGCCTTGAGCGCTTTTTAGTGTTCAAGGCTTTTCTGTTTTTCGTATTTTTTAAATACGAAAATTTAAAGGCGCTTTTCGTTAGTATTGTTTTTTATTAGGCGCCCAAACACCAACGCACCTGAGCGGTGAAGGCGTTTAGCGGTTGCGTTGCTGAGGTGCGTCGGGTGCTGCGTGAGGCGTGATAGTAACCGCGCTGGCGTTGACGATGTTGATGGCGTCGTTGTGCAGGTAAAAAATGAAAACGAGAACACGGGCGGAAAAACGCGCATATAATATATAATAATAGTATATTAATTATTATTATATTATATATTTATTACAAAAGTTCTTATTATTTTTAAATATCTACAACTTGGTGGTCTCGAAATAAATTTTTTTCTAAAATTTATGATCGACAGGTCGAAAATTTTGGCGTCGATCCGTTTTTCCAAAATGTCCATAGTTGGGAATTTTTTTTGTCGAGTTATGGACATTTTGGAAATTTTTGGCTCAAAACCGAAACCCTGAACACCTGAGAACCTTAACTTCCTGCAAATCACCGCAAATTAAACTTTTCACAACCCAACATTCACCGCATTTTGGTGTTCTCACAACTACTTATTTTACCATTCACCGCTAAACGCCTTTTTGGCGACGTACCTTAGCACCCCCAGCACCCCAACACCTTTTTCGTGTAATTTTTTCACCGCAAAAGCCCGATTAGCACCCCACAAGCTCTGTCATTTTTTTATGTCGTTTTCGATCAGGTCTATTATACAGTACTCTGAGAACAGCGTTTTCACAAGTACTTGATTTACAAGGTTATTTTTAGCTCAATTTTGCGCCACTACAATTTTTTAAAAATTTTACAAACAAATTTCGACAGTTTTTTGTAAAAATTGTATAAAGTACTGGGATTAATCGAGGGCTTTTATACATAAATTGTAAAAACTCACCGCTAGAATACCATCTCTGGTGACGAAAATCCGCAAAACCTACCTCTCGTGCGGTCGTATTTCCATCAGTGCAAAAAAGTTAAAGTTCATTTAAATGAAAATTTGAGGAAAGTAACACACCACAGGAAATAAAATGCGTTGGTTGCTCGAATAAAAACAAAATACAAACGCTAACGCGAATACTATAATAAAGTTATGTAAAGATTATAGTAAGAGAAATATAATTTTAAAAATCTTTAACCGTTAAATATCTTTAATGATCGATTGTTCGTATAAAGCGGAACAAATAAAAAGCATCTACTATTATTTAAATAAAAAACAAGGGAAAAAATAATATGCAAATTTTTTAAAAAAGTGTTGTTTTTTATTTTTGAGCCTGTTATAATAGGCACACTTGATAAGGAAGGCTAGTTCTAGAATATCAAGTTAGAACTGCTTGCATATATTAAATGCAAGCGGTTTAGTTTAGTGGTTAAATAAAAATTTAACTGTTAAAGAAAAATAAAAATTAAAAAAGCGCTCTTGATAAAAATCGTATTTAGAAAATACGAAAATAAAAGAGAGTAAATAATAAAAAATCGTATTTTAGAAATACGGAAATAAAAGATAAGGACTTAAAGATGGGTTATTGGGTAAGTGCGCGGCGATGGGACAGCGAGATTCGAGAGTATCGCTGGTATCCGAGCCGACGCTATTTATATTACAGCAAGAGAGATGCTATGCGCCTGTACCGTCAGGAGATGGGCATCGTGGGTAAACATGTTGAGTTTACGGTTGAGTCTACCAGCTGGTAGATAATTAACATAGTGAGTATTAAAAATCGTATTTTTTAATACGAAAAATTAGGAGAAAAGAAAATGGCTAGACAGCTTATTAAATATGAAGAGATTGAGTGCGAGAACGGTAATCAGGTCGCACGTGCACGATTTGAAAATGGTCACACCATTACATTTATGTGGGACCACGACACGGAGTCGCCTCGTAACTGGGAGCCGATGGGTACGATGGCAATGTGGCACCATCGTTACGACCTGCCGTGTGAGGGAACGTCAACTAACAAGCCAGACAGTCGTGACTTCCAAGATTGGTGTGCGGAAGCAGAACCACGCAAGACAATGTCAGGGAAAGAAGCGACGGAGAACGTAGGTCTTGAGTGGGTGATGATGTACGGTGCGTACACATTAGACCATGCCGAGAAGGAGTTAGAATCTGAATGGCAAGTTCGCATGCTGCGACGCATGGTCAACTATGTGGATAACAACTACGTGTGGTCTTATGTAGGGATGTATGATCATTCTGGATTATCATTTTCTCATCAGGCGTCATACCGATATGCGGGTTGGGACAACGGGATTGTAGGCTGTCACTATGTGAGCCTTGATAAGTTGCGCAAAGAATACAAAGGTTTGAGAGGCAACAAGTTGTGGGCGCGTGGTCGTGATGTGCTTGATGCTGAGCTCAAAGTGTATGACTTGTGGCAACGTGGCAGTGCGGTGTGGTTCAAGATTGAAGACGCGGACGGCGACGAGGTGGACAGCTGCGGTGGTTATATCGTAGACCGTACTAGTCTTGATTTCTTAATGGAAGAAGTGCAGGGGAATTTTGGACCTGAGTACTTTGTGGAAGTGGATAAGTAAAGGTGGGTCAGAATGAACAAAGAACAGAATAAATGCAAGATCTTACGCTGGTTGATGTTTATGGTCGACAATCTTGTGATGAATGGTGTGACGGATGAGACTTGCAGTGAGGTGGCGAGACAGTTTGGTGCATATTGTGCAGATGGGAAATCATTCGATGCGCCGACACTGGACGACTTTTTTGCAGTTGATGTAATTAGACAGCGAGTATTAGACGCTGTAATGGTGGAAGTGAATGAGAATGTTGAGTTGCCAGATGAGTTAGATTGCTCAGTGGGTGCAGGCACATTGCTCTTTGCACTTCATGAGTATCAACATCGTTACCACGAGGATGATGACCCTTTGTTAGTAGCAGGGAGATCAACACTTGAGAACCGTGCACGTAACCGTATTGAAGACATTATATGTGACGACGAGTGGGGTCCTATGCAGTTGGCAATGAGCCGTGCGTACCAATCGGCGGTGGCTGGGCACCCGCGTGAGATGGTGTACCGACTTGTTGAGTTGCGTCAAGCTATTCAGGACTGGATGCCCGAAGGGTATGAGAAGATTTTTATTGACTACAAATAGGGGGTAGGTATGGCAACGCTTAGTAGTTTTGTGAAGAAGAATAACTTCAACAAAGACTTAGTCTTCAAGTATATGGCAGAGTGCTTTGATGAAGGTATCATGGACTGCGTGGGTGAGTACGGTGCGGACATACACAACCGCTTGTTTAACTGGGGTTGTGGGTTATCCGAAGAGGCTGCGGAGAAGGCTTGTAATTCTGTTGATACGTGGAGCGCCATAAGACTGGTTGTTAAGTATGAGCAAGACCAGTTTGGTGACGTCAATACTAAGATTGAACCGTGTCATATCGCCAACATGGTGTTATATATCTATGGCGAGTTCTTACTGCGCCAGTCTGAGCACTTGCATAAGAAGTGGAACGACCAGCTAACACGTAATGATGTGATCAAAATCAAGCGTGAGATAAGACGCTGGATGGTGGACACACTACCAACAAGAGAGAACAAGTACCGTCGTGAGTTCGATGGGCTTGTGTGGGATGAGTACGAGGCATATTAGAAATTCGTACTAAATAAATACGAAAAATAAAAAGAGAGGACAGTATGTCAAGTGTAGTTTATACAGAAACACCGGCGTTGCTAAGAGAGTACCCACGGTATGTGAAGATTGGGACAAGTTCTGAATGGGATGGCGATATGTTTATTGAGCGTCCTAGCTGGGAATGTGGTTTGTATTGGGGGTTTGGTTATCTTGAGCGTTGGAACAACAGAACAGGAGATATTGATTTCCACACGCACATGGACTCCTGCTTTAGTGAAAATAAAGACGGTCGTTCGTGTAACTGGTTTGATGGTATGAAGGACCTGTTCGATGGTGGTGATGTATTCGCATCAGACAAAGACCGTTGGAAATTCCTTGAGATTGTCAAGACTATTTATTCATTAAAAGAAACGGCAGAAGTGCTAGGGCGCTGCGGGTCACATTACACAATGAACCCATGCGCTGAGTTGATTAAGAACCACGATGAAGTGCGCCGCATTAATTGTGAGGTGATACCGGCTCTCATTGATGAGATGTATAAGATCTTGGGTGTCTAGGATGGCAAGACCCGAAGGGATTTACACCCAGCTGTACTATCACCCCGAGACATACCACCTGGCGCGTTATTATGGGAGCAGGAAGGACTTCATCTTGTGGGTTGATGTGATGCCGCATCGCACGTTTAGACCGCTGTTTGTGCGTCCGATGATGCGAGCGGATGAGCCTAAGATGGCGTTCATGGCGACCTTCAATGAAATTGATAAGCTCAAGGTGCTGTGCGTGTATGTTAAAGAATGGGGGTATGTTACGGGTAATGACTGGCAGTTGATTGCCGCCAGCAAGTTATATAAGGGTGCGCCTGATGATTGGGATCGTGTGTTTAAGTTCGCGAGAAAAATGATGCACAAGGGTATCGGCGCAATTAAGCAGAAAAAATCGTAGTAAAAAATACGAAAAAGTAGGAGAGAAAGATGTCCTGGTCTGTTGAAGATAAAGGGTCGAGCGTACCTTATAAGATTCATAAGAACAAACATTCTGATGCTTGGTATATAACATTCAAGGCCCGCCCAACCAGACGGTTTCGTATTGAATCAGACATTCCATGTGAGGATGAACAAGGTAAATGGCGGTATAAAGCGCAGTGGATCAACGGACACGTGAGTGTTTCAGTGGAGGTAGGTTCGTTCGGTAGTAAAAAGATGTGGGAACACTTTACCGATAGAGTACAACTTCTCAAGAGTGTGAAAGATGATCACATAAAGTTTGCGGAAGACTGGGACAAGATTTACCAGTTAGCAAGAAAGGTGTTAGGCGTATGATTGAATTAGTACATAGTGAAGAGTTTGCATTGAGACATATATCTGGGCAACTGTTAGTCCTCAAGAACAACGAAGACAACACATTCTCAGCAGAATTAAATGTTAATGAGCTATTAGCACGAATTAACATGGGCGGTTTTTCTACACAAGACGCAGCAGAACAATGGGCATGGAGTTGTGCAGAGCAAGAAGATAACAAATTAGGAGAGTAATATGGCATTAACAGTAGATAATATCATTAGTCGTAACAAACCAATGTGTGAGTACAAAACACAACATATTGGCACACTTCATTTGTATGAGATGCTTGGTGAGTATATCGTGCTGTATCGACCAGGTCTTAACAATTTAGACGTTATGATCTTAACATTCACTGGATCGTTTCCTCACGCAGCAGGTGTGTATGAGGCTGTTGAGAAACAGATGAATAAGGTTGAGAGAGGGATGGACTCTATCAGCCAGACGTTGCGCACTCAAATTGCGAAGACAAGTGGTGGCTACGGATATAGACAGGTAGCGGACGCAATTGGGTATCGCACCGCATCAAACTATAGCAATATCATTCAAGGTGTGGACAATGTTGTTGCACCGATTATTAAAGAGTATTTAACAGGAAATTAATTTATGAACGAGAAGAAATTAAACGGCGTGGATATTTTACAAGGCCTAATGAAAGCATATCGAGATGCACTTAGCGATGGCGTGCCTAGCAATGCCTGGATACGTAATGTGCGTGTGTTACTGGAACAGCATGGCGAGACGTTGGTAATTAATCCAGAAGACTTGGTATCGGTTGAAGGGTTTTTGACGTATGTAGCGAACATGGAGAGTGATACAGTTTACGTACGATCTAAGTACATTAAGACGAGCACAATATTGCTGGCTGTGAATCAATGGCAACGAGACCACACACAGTATGATTCAAATGGACGAACATACCTAGAAGACATAGCACATACGCAGGCAGAGATTCACATCGGTAATTCGCAGTATGATGAAGTGGCTAAACGGTATGCTATTTTGCGGGAAAAGGTGATTGCCGAACATGAACTTAATCGCTTCACCCCATTTGAAGCATTGGATGGTTTGCGCCGTGCAATACAACAATGGGTAAATAACAAAGACGTGATTGATACTAGTGTTTTCTGATTACAAATAGCAGGAGATTAAAAACTATGCTGGTGATTGACAAGCAAGCTATGTATGAGGCTGTGTGCCGTGCACAAAGTGAAGAAGTGCACCCTGAAGATTATGGTTTTGAAAACAACGACTATGAGTCACTGTGGAATGCCGTGCAGTCAAATGGGCATTTGCTAATGGTAGATGAAGACGGTGGGTCGTTCCGAGATGAGGGTAACTACCGCGTCTATCTATATAAAGAGTGTGGGTTCGACACACCTGAACAACTTCAGTTGGTGTGGGCACAATCAAAAAGTGCGGTCGAATTATTTGCTGAAAGCGTAGGAATAAAACTATGAATAACAAAGCGAAAGAACATTTTGCACAATGGGCGATGGGGGAAGTGTTCTCTGATGATCCCGTGTATTTATGTGAAAGACTGTTTGAAGGAAGTTGGGATAAGATGTATGACTACATTGTGGAAAAGATGGGTGAGTGTTCCACCACCATGTTTCCTGATCCTGACTTTACAGATATTACAACGGACTGGACTGACGAAGACTATGAAGAACATCGTATCTTTGTGTGTGATCGTTGGGCTGGTCATCAAATAGGTTATGCTCTTCAACAAGAATATGAAAGTGCATATTGTGCCGTAAGACATGCGTTGAAATGTGAGATTACATTGGAGGACTTAGATGATTAGTTCAGAAGTTAGCAACGTTCGTTTTGTTACTAAAGTTTGTGTGATCGGTTATGCCATAGACGTGTACGACCGACGTGACGTCGAGGCGATGAAAACTGCATACTCAAGAGAGGAGTGGGAGGCTGAGTCTGAGAAGTTAAGAGGTAACGGGTCTGTCATCATGTACAGCCGTGATGAATTTGAAGACTTTATGAATACAGGTTCCAGTGCGTGGGACGAGGTTACACCTGACAGCTGTTGGTGGAAGATTATATTTGTAACGGATGATCTTGAGGTGGTTTATGAAGGATGAGGGCTTATCTATTTCTAAATCCGGTGTGATGTGTGACCCTGTGTGGGAAAGTGATGTGACTCGATTTATTCGAGAACAGCTATCGGATATACATGCTGACTTTGATGGGGTGTTCGTCAAAGGGACTATCACGGGCTTGAACATTTATGCGACGTTATACGCAGATCCCGAGATCGGCAATGATATGCGCTGGCTGCAAGTGAATTGGCGAGATAAGGTGACCTATCTCACGGTGAAAATCGGAGAGGCTTATATAAAGCTAGAAGACTTGAGAAAGTTAATTAAAGAATCGTAGTAAAAAATACGAAAAAGTAGTGAAAAAGGAAAAGGCATGAGCAAAGTATTAGGCTTATTACAAAAACAACTGACACGCGAAGAGATGAAACGATTAAACGTCGTACCTTATCCAGACCGTGTGACATTATTAGCGACCATGACTATGAAGACGGCGCCGACGCCTGAAGATGTATGGAGTATGGCAGAAGAATTGGCGAGCATGGCTTACATGTTCTGTAAGAAAGAAGGGATTACAGAAGTGCTGATTGGTGGGGCTAATTACCTCACCCCGTTCTTGGCACATGAGTTGATGGCACGAGGCTTAAAGCCTGTGTTTGTGTGGATGGAGCGTCGCTTAAAAGGTTACCGCCTAAACAAGTCAGGCAACCAACATGGCGACTATGAATATATCGTGAGCGGTTTAGTAAAACCTTACTCAGATGAAGATGTGAAATTGATTTATCAGATGGAGGACTAGAAGATGTGCGTTGTATTAAAAAGTAAGGATGAGTTGGCATCGTGGTTTAAAGCGTTATCGGATGCTAACAAGTTAATCTGCTACAACAGTTTCCAAGAAGCATCGTCTGGTACGTTCTTGTATGACATGTCGTACGTTGAGTTAAGTGAAGTGCTAGACCTTGCGTACGAGACAAAAGAAGATGTGTTTAAAGGCACATCAACAGGACGAGCGAAAGCGGGTGACCGTTACATGTGGATTGATGGCTATGGACATTTACGATCTGCCAACGAGTTATCGCAAACACCATTTAATGATGGCGATGTGATTGATTGGTTGAATCGAGACCCACATCAAGTGGAGTTTATCCCACTTAATTTTGATGTTGTGTACGATGAGGAGGATGACGATGAGTAAGGAGAGTAATTCTGCAATAGTTATTGCGTTGCTTGGATTCTGTGTAGGTCTTATCTGTGCTCGGATGTCGTCCATAACGTTTACAGTCGACAAGCTGGAGATGATGAGCTTCAACGATCTGATGGAGTCTAATGCAGATGATGATTACAAGTGGACTGCTTTTCTATATATGCGCGGTGAGTGGGGAATGTGCTCATCAAATGAAGAGATTGTGGTGTTAGACAACCGCAAAGTATGTATATCAAAACCTAGACAATTTATGGAGATCCAATGAGCTACTTAATGGATGCTATTTCAAACCCAAGAGAAACCGTTACCCGTTTAAAAACCAAAGGTTGGTCTACGGATGCAATTAGACAATGCTACCCAACGTTTTCCGCCTATACCGTGCTACGTTCATCTAAATTAAAAGAGCATGTGTTTGAGGTAGTGACCAAGCAGGTAGGCATTAACGATAAACAATTACTGAAGTTGTATGACATCGTGAAAGGTGGTGATGACATTGATTCACTGGCGAAACGCTTAGAAGTACCGCTTGAGTTGTGTGAAGATTTGGGTGTAGCCATTACGATTATCATACGAATGATTGGTCGCAATGTGCAGCGTGAGCAGTATCGACGCATGGTGTTGATGATTGCCAACAAGGCAACTGTTACAGATATTGCAGAGGTAACAGGTGTGCCATACAACGATGTGCGTAAGTTCATTAAGGATGTATACAATGCAAGACCAATCAACGTTCGTGGTGTCTAACGGCGAGTCTGAGGCATGGATGAAGATGCTGGTGCTGACTTATGCCAGCGCCCGCAATTATGAGATGTGGAATCAGCATACGACAGCATCAATCATTGAGACTGAAGTGTTGTATGAGGGACATGTGTGGCGAGCTGTACCATACTCACACCCGACGGTGTATCCACGTCTTGAGTTAAAAAGTAGTACCACCACAACGGTTGTCGCCGTACCTGTGAGTGTGTTTGTAAAATTAGTCGCTGCGATTAATAAGCAGTGGGAAGAAAATTTACAGGTGATGAAGTCTCACCTGATTGGATTGGCCAATGGGTCAACGAAGGATTATGTATGAGCGGAGAAGTAATTAATCTAACGCCAGTAGAGATGCGGAAGTTAAAGCAACTTGAGGTTGACTATTTAAAGAATCGAATTGTGAAAGACCTATACGCCGATGAGCCGTGGAAGATGATGGCTTACGGCGTAATGTTGAGACATACAAACATGGTGTCTTATGTACGAAAAGAAGGCGTGAATAACTACGGGGTCGAGATCGAGTATTCACTACGACCGACGGATTACTTGACAAAACAAGAGTTAAGTAAGTGTCTTGCCGCAGGTCTGAGATTAGAACTAATTAAGGCTGGTTGGGGTAAGAACTTTAGTATTGAGCAGGATGGTTCGGTGCCTGATGGGTTTGAGTTGGTGCTTGGACCTAACGATTATGAAACGGTATTTAGAACATTGTTACAGGTGATGCGTCCCAATATATTACAAGACTATATAGACTATGGTGCTGACAATGTTGGTGTGCATGTTACAGTAGATAAATTCCCACATGTTTGGCAGACACAATTGTTTATGACGGTGTGGAACCATCCTTGGTTTCATACACAATGGGGACACTTAATCGGGCGCAAGCCTAATGAATACTGTCGATTGATGGCGATGCGACGAGACGGAACATTTGAGAAAGATGAGTATGGCATTGTCAAAGAACGTGAGAACGGTGCTATTGAAGTGCGGGCATTTCGCAACTGTGGAATCGCATCAGTAATTGCATGTCAGGTGCGTCTTGTCTTTGAAATTGACAAGTGGATACGTGGTGGCGGGTGCGACATCAGTGCGTTGTTTGATGACATGGGAAAATGGGAGATGTTCCGTGGAATTTCAGCAGAAAAAAGAAGTTGACAACACCCCGTCTTATAATTACACTATTGGGATGGGTGTTAAGAAGAAAACAACACCAACAGCTAAAACGAAAGAAGGCCGTGTTAAACAGAAAGTGCGGGCGATTTTAGATGGGTATGGAGAGCTATGTTGGTACTTCATGCCTATGACAAAAGGATACTCACGTGGTGGTATTCCTGACTTCATCGGTTGTTTGAATGGGCGTATGTTTGGGATTGAAACGAAGTCAATCCATTCATCACATAAATTAACGGCCCTGCAAGCGATGGAACTTCGTAACATAGAGGGATCACGTGGACTTGCACTGGTGATTAACGAAGACAACATACACACACTAAAGGAAATCCTAGATGGATGTATTAACGGTAGACTTTGAAACATATTACGAGAAAGGTGAGAATGGTCACTCAATTAGTAATGTGTGCATGGGTGAATACCTTAATGGTGAAAAAGCTCAACTTATTTTAATGTCTTACAAAGTAAACGACGGTGAAGTGAAGGACGCAGTGGGCGAAGAAGAGATGGCAGGCGTGTTGAAAACATTCGACTGGTCTCAAGTAGCACTGGCAAGTCACAACATCAAGTTCGATGCGAAGATCATTATTGATAAGTTTGGCCACAAGCCAGCGTTCTTCTTCGATACTTTAGGGATGATGTCAGCATCAGGTGGTAACGTTATTGTCAACGGCAATGACCTTGCGTCTGTAGCTAAGCTACTACAAGGTGCCGGGATAAATATCGAAGACAAGGGCGAGGAGCGTAGTGAGGCCTCACGCAAACGCTTATTCAGATTCCCTGATGGTCGCTGGTATATGCACGAGGAAGAAATCAACGATAAGTTTATCGCTGAGTTCAGAGAAAAGAATTACACAAAGAAAGGCACACTCAAGAAAGGGAAGAAAGACCTAATTGAAGTAGCTCGTGGTGCGATTCAATTCTTTGAAGACTACCGTGCTTACTGTAAGCACGATACGGAAATCTGTTACGCGGCGTTGCAGTACTTTATTAAGATACTACCGCTCAATGAGATCAAGTTTCAGAACATGATGTCGAAGTGCTACCTGTATCCTCGACTATCACTCGATGCGGAAGTGTTGCACAAAGAGAAGCGTCGTCTTGATAAGCGTCGTCTTGAAAAAGTGCGACCTGTTGCAGACAAATATTTCAATGGTCAGGTTGAGACAGCGAAAGAGTATTTACGATCTAAGCGCCTGTTTGGTGTGTTGTTAAAGACAATGGGTGGTGTGACTGACCAAGATATTTTCGATGCGAACAGTCGCGATGAGGACATTGATTATGCGTTCATTATCCCGACGAAAGTATCAGAGAAAACCGGTAAGGTTGATTATGCGTTCTCATGGACAGATGAAGGCTTCCACAAACTAGCGGACTTGTCGCCTGAGCTGAGAGAAGTGTGTGACGCACGTATGGAGATGGCAAGTTCCATTGAACATTCTCGTACTCAGCGTTTTATTGAGAGTACGAAGTGGGAGCCTAAGTTCGGACTACCATATAAGATTAGTGGAGCTGCAACGCATCGCCTAAGTGGCGAGATGTCGTTAAATGTTCAGAACTTGAGTAGTGGTCGCAAAGAAGGGCAAACCACCGCACTTCGTGATTCAATTTGTTCACCCGATGATAACCATACTATTGTGGTGTCGGACAGCTCGCAGATTGAGCTACGTATTACTGGGTTTATGGCTAACGAGAAAATCTTACTTGATGCGTTTATGCACAATCAGGATGTTTATTCCGTAACAGGTGAGCTGATTTATGGGGTGCCGTGGCAGGACATCAATGCAGGTCGGAAAGCCGGTGACAAGCAGATGGCACATTTCCGAATCATTGGTAAGGTCACATCACTGGGTGGTATTTATGGGATAAGTTGGTCCGCATTTATGGATTACGCATCAGTCGTTGGTGGCGTAACGCTTACCGAAGACGAGGCGAAAGATATTATCAGCAAGTTCCGCAATTCATACCCAGCATTACCGAAGTTCTGGCGATTGTGTGGAAAAGTACTAGACCACATGTTGTCAGGTGGTAACGGGTACTTCGGTGGTCCAACAGGTAAATTGTTTTACTACGATGGTAATTACCAAATTCACGGTAAAACAGTCCCAAGTATTATAGGTCCTGATGGTATGCGCTTGAGCTATTACAAGTTATGTAAGCGATCAAGAACGTATGATGATGGGAGTGTTCGGGAAAACTTCGCATACTGGGGTCTAAAAGAAGGTCGTTATCAATGGGTGTATATATACTCATCGAAACTAACGGAAAATTTAGGTCAATATCTGGCGTTCGCGTTGATGAAGTGGCAAGGCTTGAAGATTAACGAGAAGTATCCTACGAGCCTGAACACACACGATGAGTGGGGTCTGTTGGTAGAAGATAAAGAACTCTACCCAGCGATCACTTATGTAATGGAGTCTATGCGTATGGTGCCTGAATGGTTGAATGGTCTTGTGGTCGATTGTGAGTGCGAGATTGGACGACAATACGGGCAATGCGAAGAAGTGACAAAAGGAAAATTACAGGAGCTAAAAAATGCCAGCATACAGTGAAGAAGAACTAGCCGAAATGCAACGGCTTGACCGTCAGAGATTTTACAGCGCAGAACCGTTTGATTGGCGATTACCGAGTGCAACGATTACACATGTGTTTGTCGTAAAACAGCGCATAGCAATGTTGGTTTTATCAGACGGGCGTATTCTTGCTTTATACCACGACCAAGATTGTTGTGAAGATGTGTATATTGCCGACGGTGCGGATGAACTTCAAACATTAGTGGGTGAAGTGCTGACCGGTGTTGAAGTGGTGACAAAACCATTCTCACAAGAAGAACTAAACGAACGTGGTGAAGAGAGTGCCACATGGACATTCATGAATGTTCTAACTAATAAAGACTCCGTTCAATTGCGTTGGTATGGATCTTCAAATGGGTATTACAGTGAAAGTGCGGACTATGCAGACATTACAAGATCTGTTCGAGATGCACTGTGCAAGCAGCACGAGGATAAGATTCAAGCTGGGCCATTTATGGCGGATGTCGCTTTCTTAAAATGGAACACACAAACACAAACGTTTCAGATTTTGAATAGCGGCGGCGATATTCTCGCGTATGGTGTGAAAACTGAGTTGCCCACTATCCTTGTTAAGTTTAATAAACTAAAAGGAGCAGTGCATGAGATCTTCGGATGAACAAATATTAAAACTGAGACGGATGTATGAAGCGACGACGTATTCAACAAATGAACAAGAGGCGGCTAAGATATTTCTTAACCGTCTACAACAAGCGGATGCAAAAACGCTTTTGGCGATTGGGTTCGTAATTATTGACCAGTTAGCAGGACAATTAAGAGATGATTAACATACATAAGTTGCTAGTAATATTATTGTTGCTTTCAGCAGGGGCTTTTCTACGCGATGGAATATTAGAAAAAGACTATTTTGAAGTTGGTCTTGCGATATTCTATATTTTCTTAGCATACATCAATCCAGTTATTTGGAATGACGATGGGCGATGATGAACATGGTACCTGCGAATAAATTACATGTTGCACCGCATGAGAAAGATGAGTGCGGTTTATGGTATGTGAGAAAACGGGACGGACATCTGTTTAACCGTATTTCGTTTTCAGGGCTGACTATTGAGTTTAATGAAGAGGTTATTAAGCATTTTGAAAAGGGTGCAGTAATGCTAGAAGACCCAGGTTGCCCACGTAAGTTAATTCTTACTAATGAGAAAGAGCTTAATGAGTTTTTTATCTATCTAAATAACTAGGTCAACAATTTAATGAAACACAAATACAAATTGAGGGACAAAAAGATGGTGTATTTTCACTGCGATGCAGCATACAAATATAACTTCGCTGTCGGTGGTAGAACTGGATTACAGCGTGTGTATAAGACAAACAGTTATGCGTTTATCTTATTACACAAAGTAATGGCTAAACTGAGTGGTAAGCACGTGTCTGTGTATGAACGTGGCGTTCATTACCACATCGGTAACTAAGGTTCTGTACACGATGAGTAATGTAGAAGAACGTCCATATATCAAAATCCGCAGTCACATTTTCTATTATGACAAGACGTATGGCATGCACAATGGTGAAGTGGTTGATATGGTGATGACCTATAATGCGGACGGTAGAATTACACGTATGTCAATGGATGACTTCATCAAGAAGTCGAACGAAATGGCAGACTACTATGATTCACAGAAGTGAGGTTTTATGAAAACACGCGAGATTGTAGAGGCTTACAAAGCCGAGATTATTAAGGCACAAGAGTATCTTAGTGAATTGAGAAAAGTAAAACTTTACAAAGGCGCAAATTCGCTTAAATACACAATAAGCCATAACCTCAGAACCATACACATGGGCAAGCACAAAGTGCTAGATAAGCGCAAGTTTCTTAAAGTTGTTAAGAAAGCGGCAAAAGAAATGGGAGCTGTTTTTGAGCAGCGCAGTAATAAAGTATCTGTATCTGTATCAGTTGAGGAGAAATAAAAATGGCATTGTACAGAAAGAAACCCGTAGTTATTGAGGCGTGGAAATTAAACTTACAAGACACCGATGATGTTATACGCCTCTATGAAATGGTGAATAATGTAGATTTAAGTACTGTGCACATGGTCGGAAGTGCCTACGTCAAAGACCTTGTTAACAGCTGTGGTGGTCTACCAATACCAACGCTAGAAGGTAAAATGCTGGCATCTGACGGTGACTATATCATCAAAGGTGTTAAAGGAGAGTTTTACCCATGTAAGCCGGACATCTTTGCTCAAACGTATGAGACTTTTGAGAATAAGTAGATGGCAACGAAATACTCAGCCTTATCATACACGGCTATAAAATTGTATGAGACGTGCCCGTATCGATACTACCAAGAGCGTGTGGTGAAGTCAGTACCGTACGTACAGTCTGAGGCTGCGGCGCTTGGTGACCGGATACATAAAGAGCTAGAGGCCTTTGTATTAAACGAAGGTAATTACAAACTTAGCGAAGAATCAGCTAAATATGAGAAGTTAATGAACGGACTATTAGCACTTCCAGGCAAGAAGTTTGTAGAGACTAAGATGGCAATGGACTGGAAAGTTAAGAAGGTCGAGTACTTTGGCAAGAATGTGTGGATAAGAGGTCAGTTCGACTTCATGGCACTGAATGGTGACCACGCCAAGATGGTTGACTACAAGACAGGAAGTCACCGCTATCCGGATGTGGGTCAACTTGAATTAATGAGCGCGCTGGCGTTCTTGCATTTCCCTGAGTTAGATAAGGTTGATGCGAGTTTGTTGTTCATTAATCACAATGCGATTGCCAAAGCATCGTTTGAACGTGCTAAAATGCCCGCCTACATAGATAAGTGGATGCGACGATCCATCCCTGTTGTAAAGTCAACAGAGACTAGAGAATGGCCCGCTACACGAAACAACCTATGTAAGTGGTGTCCAATTAAGGACTGCCGATTCCACCCAGAAATGCAAGGATCATAATATGGCACGCGATTATAAAAAAGAGTACCGTGAGTACCACTCAAAACCTGAACAGCGTAGAAACCGATCAGAGCGTAACAAAGCGCGTCGCATGATGCGTAATGAACTCGGTGAGGCTGCTATTGCTGGTAAAGACATCGACCACAAACGTCCGTTGTCGAAAGGCGGAAGCAACCGCCGTAGTAATCTGCAAGTTACATCGGTACATTACAACCGTAGTAAGAAAGCAGGTAAATAAGAACCGAACCCCCTCGGAGTATAAAATGGAAAATAAACCTGAAATTCATTTCATGTTGGACTTGGAGACGTTAGACATCAAGCCATCTACATATATCCTTGAATTAGCATTAGTGTGCTTTGATCCGTTTTTCGTCCGCGTGAACGAAAAACTATCACACCATGCGAGGTTCGGAGTATCTCATCAACCCGGTGCGACACTATCGCAGTCAACCTTAGCTTGGTGGCTCCGTGAGAACAAAGCGTACTTCAATGAACTAATTGAGCACAAGTGTGAAAGCGACGAACAGTTGCGCCATGTCCTATTCGATATAGACCGTATGATAAGTAACATACGTGTTCAGGGTAGTGATATTCGCGTGTGGAACACGGGTACATTTGATGTCGACATCATTAATGACGCAGCACGACGTGTGCTAGGTAAAACCGAGCCTTTGTTTAACTTTTGGGAAGTTCGTGATGTGAGAACCATGCGTCAAGTAAAAGACGACTTCGGATTAGGCAATGGAGAGTGGCCTACTTCACACAATGCAATGGATGACTGTTTACGCCAAATTTCTTACGTACAAAGCGTATATGGAGCACTAAGTGAACGAAGAACAGAAAGTGCTGGAGATACGGGGGGACGTTCTGATGTTCCTTCTTCAGAAGAGCACACAACTAATGAAGGTGCACGCTAACAGACTAGCGTCCCTGAATGACAACCTAAAGGGGATGAATGTTCCCCTTAAAACTGAAGATGGTAAGGACACGCAAGCGTCCTTACTTATCCAGGCACTACAGTTATTACAAGATGAGGCGCACGCTTTGTCAGAAGAGAATACAAAAGTGCTGGAAGAATTAAGTGCTCTTGCTGAGCAACATGAAGTTGGTAATGCTCCGCAAGAGGCAGTAAACAAGGTCGTGTCTTATATACAAGCAACCAATGCTAAGTACGGTGCTATGTCACTAGAAGAAGCTCGTAAAAAATTAGGACTTGATGATGAACAAACGACCCATTGAGAACATAGAAAACAAAGCCCTTCTTATCAGAACGAAACTGGCAAAGATGATTGCCCTGAGTGTAGACCGATCTGCCATAGCAGAATACGATGAGAATGGCAACCCAAGTGCTGCGCTTGTGTGGTGGGACTTGGAGAAAATGCAGAAGTGCGCTGATATAGGCGCGACCGTATTGTCCCCGATGATCCGCGATTATGCGTTTCCTGGTAGATACAAACCGTACATGCACCAGCTGAAGATATGCTCGTTCTTAACAACAAACAAGCGCGCACTGTGCTTTGCCGACATGGGTACGGGTAAGTCACTTGCGGTAGTACATTGCATTAAGTACCTATTGGAAGTCGGTGAGATTAAAAAAGCCTTGATCATTGCACCACTTTCTACGTTAACAAGAACTTGGATAGATGAGTTCTTTAATGTGGACCCATCGATACAGGTGACTAAATTACATGGCACAAAGCAACAGCGCATTACACTTGCTGCGAATGGTGCTCAAGTACATGTGATTAACTACGAAGGCATTAACGTTATTTATAACGAGATCAAGGCAAATAACTATGACTGTGTGGTGATTGATGAAGTGACATCATACTCGAACCACAACAGTACAAGATGGAAGAACGCTTACAGTCTGTTTAAAGACACCAAATACCTCTGGGGACTGACAGGCACGCCCATCTTACGTGGCGTAACAGCGGCGTATGGGCAAGCCTCGTTGGTTGTCCCGCATAGCGTGAAGTTCCGTAGCTTTTGGGAATTTCAGAACACTGTACAGCGCAAGATCAATGACTTCTTGTGGGTTGACCGACCTGAAGCACATGACATAGCGTTTGAGATGCTAAGACCAGCTATCTCGATAAAGAAAAAAGATTGTATTGACCTACCTCCGGTGGTGCATGTTTACCGAGAAGTAGAGTTAGATAAAGGACAACGAGCCTTCTATGTGAAGTTAAAAGAAGAGCAGTTGGTAAAAGATGAGTCCATGCAAGTTACAGCAGTTAATGCAGCGGTGCTTGCAGGTAAGCTCATACAGGTGGCTACGGGTTGTATCTACGACGATGACGGACGTGCGTTAGAGTTCGATGTAGCAGGCCGCATAGCAGAAACAGTTGACTTTGTACAAAAGGCTCGTAGTGAAGCCTCGAGTGCGGACAAAGGTAAAACAATTGTATTCGCTCCGTTTAAGCACACAGCCGCACTGATCAAGAAGAAGTTATCAGAAACTAAAATCATAGTGGATGGTAAAGAACGCAAGATCAATGTGGAAGTGATCGACGGGGATGTATCAGCGAAACGACGCGACGACATCTTCGGACGTTTTAAAGAAGACAAGAGCCTTGACGTGATTGTAGCTATACCACAAACCATGTCACACGGGTTAACCCTAACCAATGCAAGTTGTATTGTGTGGTTCGGCCCTTGTACTTCAGCCGAAACGTACGCACAGGCTTGTAACCGCATTGACAGACCTGGGCAAACAGAGAGCATGACAATTGTTCATCTGTACTCAATACCAGCAGAGTGGAAGCTCTATAGCAACTTGAGAGAGAACAAGAAGTCAGAGAATTATTTATTACAATTTTATAAAGACTTCATAAGAGGAATCTAGTACAATGATCGACAACGCAAAGATCGGAAGCGATGGCAAACTTGATTTAAGCAAAGTACCTGTTGACCAACTCGTGGAATTATACTTCCAGGTGAAGGGCATCCGTGCCGACCTGGCTAAACAGGATAAAGAGCTTAAAGAAAAACAAGAAAAATTAGAAACGGTGCTCGGTGACCGTTGTCTTGAAATGAATGTTGACAGCTATAAAGCGGGTGGGGCGAGCATCACTCGCTCAATCACACAACAGCCTACGGTGGCAGAAGGTGAACAATTCTTAAAATGGGCACAAGAAAACAACCGTATGGACCTTGTTCAAATCAAGCACTACGCAACACCAATCAAAGAGTACCTTGACAAGAACAAAAACCAATTACCGGACGGTATGATGTTTGTAGAGAAATATACAGTCAGCATCCGTCGTTCTAAATAAAAAACCTTGGAGATGATTATGTCAGAAATTATTGACGTTGCGCCTAATGGTGAGCCCATCTACTACGACCAATACGGTCGAGCAATGATGAGCTTAAATGGGCAGATGGTGTACACACCGCAGTATGATCGTGTACAACAACAGGCCGCCCCTGTAATGCAGCAAGCGGCCCCTGTAATGCAGCAAGCGGCCACTGTAATGCAGCAAGCGGCCACTGTAATGCAACAGGCACCACAAGCTCAAACGATGGCGATGGGACAGCCTGCACAAGCGACAGGCGGTAATATGTTAGCCTTTTTTACCGGAGGTGGTTCGGCAACAACAGCCAACTTGCCATCGTATATGTTAAATGCAACGCACGACAGCTCAATGGATGGCCAAGATGCAACAATGGTAGATACCATCCGCCTAGATAAGCGTGGTGACTTCATTGTGAACATGAGTGGAGTAGCCCTACCATCACAACGCACGCTCGACGTGATTATTCTAGGGTGTGGACCTGTGGGTGGCCGTAGCTCTGTGTATCGCACCTTGTTTAAAGGCGACTACAACGAGAACGCAGCAGAGGAAGATAAAAAACCGATCTGCTGGTCGTATGATAACGTGGCACCAGCACCAAATGCACCAGCAAAACAACATACAGATTGTCAAGGCTGTCCGATGAACGTGAAGGGCAGTGGTCCTAACAACACACGTCGTTGTAACAAGTCACAATATTTACTTGTGGCACTTGCATCGGACTTGACAAAACCGTTCCGATTGAAAGTATCCTCAATGGGTATCTACGCATCGGACGTAGCGAAAGGTGAGTACGGCTTAAAACCATACGCAACCTTATTAAAATCAAGATCTGCCAACTGGGAAGGAATGGTCACCACCATGCACTGTCCAGATGGCTTATCCGGCGGTATCCGTTTTATACCACAACGTTTCTTAACAGACATTGAATACAAACAAGCTCAGGAGCTTAAAATGAACTTAGATATTTCCCTCTATATCAACTTAGATGCAGACCAATCAAACGTAAACGTGAAAATGGGTGACACGGTTGTAGGTCAAGTACCGGCTGAACAACTAGGCACCGTAGTACAGCACGTGCAACAAGCAGTAACACAAGCTGTGGCTCAAGTACAAACTACTACACAACCAGTACAACAAGCGCCAGTACAACAAGCGCCAGTACAACAAGCGCCAGTACAACAAGCGCCAGTACAACAAGCGCCAGTATCATTTAAAGATGGATTACGTGCACACCCAGCATTTGCAACCTTACCACAAAACGTTGTGGACTATGTAATGCACCCAGGTGTAGATGATAAGACTGCACAAGATTATTTAGCTCAGTATTTCCCACAAGTGCTTGCACCCGTGCAACAAGTATCAGCACCTGTGGCTCCAGTCAGCCCTGTGGCTCCAACTCCAGTGCAACAGCCAGCTGCCCAAGTCGCTGCGGTACCAACTAGCGCAGGAGTTTCTGCTCCAGTTAATGCAGTCGCCACTACCACCGCAACAGTTGCGCAAAACGCAGGAGTTCAACATGCACAGCACGTGGCTCAGACAAGTGCTCCAGCTGACGTAGCAATGCCAGCGCAACCAGCGGAGCCAACTATGCCAACTGAACCAGTAGCTGCACCAACAGCGACAACCGCATCAGCACCAAATGCCGTAGGTGTGGTACAAACGCAAAACGTAAATGATTTACTAAACTTAATCTAACAAAACGGGGCGGACCACCGCCCTCCTTGCCCCAGAGGAATAACTTATGTCAGAAGAAAAGAAAAAAATCATGGCGCTGCGCATTAGTCCTAACACAATTCAGGAAGTGCGTGAAAAAGCAGGTCAAGATTCCCCCGAATATCAATTTATTGTTACGCTAAAAGATGCCAATGTACCCTATGCGGTATTATCGAATATCTTTGATATGCCAGCTGACACCTTGCGCAACATGATCACGTACAGAAAAAAATACGAAGACGATACGCAACGTGAACGAATTTGCGTTAAGTTTAAGAAAGTGCTAGATCGAGCATTGGATGAAGGCTTATTACCTTGTTCAGATGTGGCTGTTGTCGAGCCTATCTTGCGATTAACTTTGCGTGTAATGGCATTGGGACAACATTAATAAAAACCTAAAACAAAGGAACTGCACATGTCGTTTCTTACTCGAATTACGAGTCAACGTGGTAAGAATGTTATTGCAGGACTTGATAAGACTGAAGATGGTAAGCGATCAATATTTAAAGCCTACCATCTAGACTTTAGCAACGAGTCTCTTACAGAGAAAATGATTGACTCTGTGGTTGAGACACATGGTGATGTGTATTTCGCACTTGGCACGTTCAAAATGGACGAGGAAGAGAAGCGATGGAACCGTAAACAGCGTAATGTAATCGAGCTTAAAGCATTTTGGCTGGACATTGACTGTGGTGAGAAGAAGTACCGAAAAGCGTTAAAGCGCTTTCAGGAAACCGGAAAACCTATTGATGTGTACCAAACCCGAGAGCTTGGACTACAAGCGCTAATACAGTTTATACACAACACCAAAATACCTTCACCAACTATTATCGTAAGTAGCGGTGAAGGGTGGCATGTCTACTGGGAACTAAAAGAACCAGTAGAGACTGCAAGATGGCGTATTACAGCAACGGCACTCAAGAACGCTTGCACAGCGTTTGGGTTATTCGATGACAAGAGCCGTACATCAGATCCCGCCTCAGTACTGCGTATACCAGGTACTATTCATAGTGCGTCTGGTAGAGAAGTAACCATCGTGAAAGACACCGGCATCGCATACGATTACAACGTATTCCATGCGGCTGTGTCCGCGTTACAGGTGTTTAATGCACCGATAGCACAACGAGACGTACTAGCAGGACTAGGCGAGACACCTGAGTGGTTAAAGGGCGTGGAGTCCTCCATGACAGGTGAGGAGTTCGATGAGGTTGAGCGTAAGTTCGGGTCGATCATAGACCGACAACGCCTAGAAGGCTCAGGATGTAAGCAGTTGTATGACATGTATATGGATCAGGAGAACGTAAGCCAACTGATGTGGGCTGCTGGACTGAGTATCATCAGATTCTGCGTCGACAAAGACGAGTGGGCAGTTAAGTTCTCTGAGAACTACAGCGGTTATGATTATGAAAATACCATAACCACAATGAATTGCTTTAACGGTCCGCGTACATGCCAGTGGTTTAGGGATAACAACCCTGCTGGTTGTGAAGGGTGCCCGCACCTACGCAACTTAGCAACGAACCCTCGAGCAACGCCATTGTCGTTGGGGCGCGACTTTGAACGTGCGCCTGTTGTTGTAAGTGCACCACTAGCTGTTCAGACGCAAAGTGGTATTGCACCATCGCAAACGGAAGAGCAGTTTGTTATACCGAGTTATCCATTCCCATTTTACAGAGACCCACTAAACGGTGGTATCTGGATGAGCGTGCAGGACGCGTACGATGAGGACGGTAAGCCACTTACTAAGCTCGTGTATGAGTATGACTTCTACATACACGACCGCATTGGCGAGAGTGCTCAGAACGGTGTGCCACAATATTGGGCACGACTACACACCCCGCACGACGGCGTGTTAGAGTTCCCACTCAATGCCGGTGACATTGTTGCTAAAGGTCAGAAACTTATTGAAGTGCTGGCGGATAAACACATAATTTTAAATGATTCACAAGCGAAGGAGATGTCAATGTACTTAAAACTTCTAGCCGCTAAATTGCAAAGAGAACGTCAGATGACACAGGCTCCGCAACAATTAGGCTGGACTGATCGCGGTACATTTGTACTAGGCAGAACCGAGTATACCAAGTCAGGCCCACGCCCTGCACCAGTTAGCAGTACGGTGATTGCTAAGACCTTCGATGCGGCTTGTAAATACCGAAAAGATGCGCCTCAACTTCTTGAAAAATGGCGTGAAGTGCTTGTCGGTTTATACGGCGCTGAAGACGCAGGTATGTACAGACTGGTATTAGCAGCGGGGTTCGGTGCGGCGATGCGTAGTCGCTTTGCCCTTGAGCGTGGCGGCGTGCTTAATATCTTCTCAGAAGATTCAGGTGTAGGTAAAACAACATTAACCCGAGCATTGATGTCCATTTACGGAGACCCAGACAGTTTCGTATTACAAGCGAAACATGGGGCGACAAATGTGGCGTTTTTCGAGACCATTAGTTATTTAAACAGCTTACCGCTGGTAAATGATGAATTAGGTCAGCTCAATGCGTTCGAGATGATGGAGTTCATCCATACTTGTACATCAGGTCGGTCTAAGTTGCGTGGCTCTGCACAGGTTAACGATGTGCGACCAACATTACCAGGCTGGCACTCGTTCGTATTCTCTAGCTCAAATGTGAGCGTGTGGAACCGAATTAGTGAAGAGCGCTACGAGAATGAAGCATACCTAATGCGTGTTGCTGAACTTCCGATCAAGCGCCTTGCGCAAATGAACGACAAGACTTACGGTGACCCGTTAGTACGTCAACTCAACGAGTTAGGCGGTGTATGTGCGCCGATCCTTATCGACCACATCGTGCGCAATGAAGAGTCTTTAAAAGTACTGTGGACAGAAACCAATGAGCGACTAAGCCGAGAGGCAGAACTACATAGCCGTTACCGTTTCTGGGCGGATATGTTTACGTCAGCTGCGGTAGGCGCAGTTGTAGGACATCAATTAGGACTATTCCCGTTTGACCCAGCACAGGTTGAACGTGGCTGTGTGATACTACTTAAATACTTAAAAGAAAAAGCACATGGTGTTGTATCTTCAGATGCAGAAATCCTTGCTGAGTTCTTTAACGCTAACATTGACATTATGTTAGTGACAGGTAGTCAGTCTACGAACTTCCCGATCTTGCAACCTCGCAAGTCGGTGGGTATCCGTATTGAGCCTGATACCAAACACGTGTTTATTAGTAATAACGCGATTATCGAGTTCTCAAAACAACGTGGGTTTGACCGAGGTCGTATTGAGGGCGTGCTTGAATCGGCAGGCGCTGTACGTCGAACTAAAGATATGTTCGCTGGTACAGTGATGGGCTTAGTAGGGCAGAAAACGCGCGTGTGGGATATTGATACCACACTACCACAAGCTCAGAAGTTATTTAATCTAGAAGAGTACTTGAAACACATCCGGAGTTTAGAAGATGAAGCGACGAAAGACCTTGGCAACGATCAGCCACCAGCTCAGTGAGTTGGTACAAAGTATGGGGGACACTCCCCTGTACTTTACCGCCGGGTACAATAACAAAGACCAGTTCGATGTAGTGTCTGAAAAGCTACGAGATGTGGTTGAAGTGCACGGCAAAATAGTAGGGTACATTGGCTTACGCAAAGTCGATGAAGATTACAAAATAGGTGTCGTTGTGTACCCAGATGCGGGGACACAACAACGTGACGAGAAGAAGGGAGTTAATTATGACCGTGTGTGTTTTTGATACAGCTACGGATACAGTGTGGGCAGATTCTGTAGGTATGGCAGGCGGATATTACACAGGCAATGTATCTAAAGTAACACAGATAAAATCACCGCACTATGTTCATACCATTATGGCAGCCGGTACGTCGTGGCTTTGCTCTGCGGTTACCGCGAGACTAGCAGAGGCTTTGCGAAAATCTAATGTGGCAAACATGGATTATCTTGGTTTGCAACAGGTAATAGCAATGTATGTAAAAAACGTGTCACCGCTAGAGGGTGAGCAGGATGCGTTTGATGCGATGGTTATTGAGTTTGAAGTAGAGACAGAGCGTACTCGCATTTACAAATTTAACAATGCGATGTTCCCATTTGAGTTCTCACCGAAAGATGGTGAGTTGCTATGCGTCGGTCAACAAGAACTTTGCATGGCTGTGGCACTGGCTCATGAAGTTAACAAGGAAAATGCAGACCTGGTTGATTTTAAAGACATAGACATCGGAGACATCATCAAGCGACTTTCCAAATACCACGCAGCGGTATCACCTAACTTGAAGGTGTCTACCTATAACACAAGAGGTGATCGCATAGGGTATAGCTATGTACCTTGATCCGATGGAGATGTGCAAGCTAGATAAGGTTACCTGTAAGATGTGTGTGACCTATCTACAACTACCGTGGAACATACCAATGGTAGCCGTACTAAATAATACAACCGAAGCTATTGTGAAAGAGGGGTTAAAGTGGAACCATTCGCTCGTACACCAACTAAAGCAACCTTATGCTAGGGATACTAAGCGTGATTTAAATAAGCGCATAGACAAGCCTCTAGCGCTAATTGCTGGTGTTCCCGTGACATGGCGGTTCTTAGATTACATTGAGTATATTGGGAACCCGGCAACTTACGGTATGGTGGACAAACGACTCCGTGATCGGTACCACTACTACCTTTCACAAAACAATTTACATAACACAAACGCAAATCTCATAGACTGGTTCATCTATTATGCACGAACAAACAACATGAGAGTGGAGGCTGCTGTGACTGGTGCACACGGTGAGACGTTGTCTCAAGCCATCCAATCTTTGTATGCAGCCTATGAGAAGTTTGACAAAAATAAACTGCGTAGAAGACGTATGGGACAGGATATGAATATCCAAGCACCAGAAGATCCTGAACAACGTGCTCACTACATATTACAACGGTATATCGACTTAATGCACTTGCTACCAAGCGAGCACATCAAAGATGCCGTGAAAACAATGTTAACCTACAAGGAGATTGCATGGCTACCTCAAGAAACGTCGTAGGACAGAAGGTATCTACGGCAAACAAGCGGTCTAGACCCGCACATGATTTTTATTCGACGCCTGTTCCTGACATCGAGCGTATGATCAACAAGCTATTTGAAGAAGATAGCGATGTTATGTACCACGCATTTTCAATCTTAGACCCTTGCGCTGGTAATGGTGCGTTTAAGAAAGCCATCGCAAACGTACTACCATGTTCCCATGTCACACAATGGGATATTGTCGAGCGTGATGAGAAATTAGATTGGGTAGGTGACTTCCTGGCTCGTGAACCAGATGGCACGCAATACCAGTTTATTATGATGAACCCGCCGTTCGGGCAGTCTATGGAGTTTATCCAACACGCCTTTAAGTTCTTAGCCCCAAATGGCATTATCATTGCGTTCTTAAAGCTAGACTTCCTAGCTTCTAAGAAACGTTATGCCGGACTTTTTAGTACAAACAATAAATTGTCGCAGGTTCTCGTAAATGTTAGCCGAGTGAATTGCAAGTATGAAGGTAATAAGTCCGATAAGCAGAGCTCCACTACCGACAGTGGATGGTTTATCTTCCAGGACAGCTTACCTGTAACACCGACAATTAAATGGTTGGAGTAATTATGTCAGATGAAGAATTAAAACAGTGCTCTAAGTGTTTGCGTGTTAAACCGATAGACGAGTTCCGATACCTCACCGCGCAGGGCCGATACCAAGCGCAGTGCCTAGAGTGCGAACGTAAGTACGCCCTAAATCGTAGAAATCGATTGTTGCACCGGGTAGATAAGCTATACGAAAAAAAGCGGAGCTACGCCATTAGAACCATAATTAACTTTATAGAAACATTCGGTGAGGGGGTCATCGAGGATGCGAAAAGACAAAGAAATCAAGCACCGTGGATGCAAAGAAAAGACGCACGTTAACATCATAGGATTCGGCCTGAAATTAGAGCCAGGTCGTTTCTACGGTGTGTCGTGGTTTAGTCAAGGTGGGTTCGATTTCAACGAGATGTGTTTCATCCCACACGACGAAAAAGACCCGGAACGTTATTTCCGGAAATGGCTAGACGAGATTCTGGTGTACGTCACGTTGCCATCAATTGATATTCAAATAAAACCAATGGAGATCTAAGCATGAGTATTATTGTTACCCATACAAAAAGAACGGTAAACCTACTCGATTTTAAACTAGAAGATGTGTGCATTGCAGACATTGTAAATGGCCTTGACCAAATCCGCCGTTTTAATGGTCGCGGCTTTAGTGTATTAAGACACACGATGATGATGGTGTCGTATGTTAAGCAACGAAATAGCGCTGATGGTGTTGTTAATAACGACGCACTGCGCGAAGTACTCTTGCACGACGTAGCAGAAGCATATATCGGCGACATCATCCAGCCAGTAAAACAGGCTATACCACAAATCGCGGAGTTAGAGAATACTATTAAGACGCGCATCACGATGGCGTTACTCCAGAAAGGTGCTGAACAATACCCAGCACCTACAGAGGCTGTTCTTGACTATGTTAAGTATGTCGATAATTTAGCATTAGCGGCAGAGTACCACGTTTTGTTCGGAGACTATGAAAAAGCGGATAAGTCGTTCGGTTTCTACAAACTAGATAGAGACGACGTGTATCGTATGATTGAAATTGTCGATGACAAAGATTGGTTATACAACGGACCTTCCGCAAACACGCCTAATGTAGACAAACTGGAGTTCGAGATTATGCTTCTCCGTCTCGTCGCTCGTGAGAACTTGGGGTGGTAGTGATGAATATGATTCGATTAGAGGAAATGACTTTTGTGCGTGATGCTCTTACTACAGCAGACGTAGTAAACACAATCCTAGACCCTTTCCTCAAAAAGGGTGTCGACCTAACGAAACAAAACGCGCGCCGTATTTTAGTACCTGTGCCGTTAAACACGCAAGTGCAATACATCATGAGTAAAGTATCATCCATTCTAAACAAGATGGGATTTATGACTGTGCTTATCACACAGCATGAAGAGAATAAAATGCTTTATCTCACGATTGATGTTGTGACCATGCGTCCAGATGCTACGCCTGCCAAAGTATTTTGTGTAGGTGGTTTTATTGTAATGTATGAAGAGGATCTTATGAGAAAAAATAATGATGCAAGCCTAAAAGAAGTGGAAAGTAAAGAATCGAAAGATTGCCTACTCCTTTCTGTTGAAACACAGGAAATTGCAGAAAAAGTTGCTACGGCGGCTAACACACTATTCAAGCCGTTTATTGAAAACGGAGAACTAAACACCAATACCAGTAGCAACGTTAGAGCAATAGGGTTGATGACTACGAATGAGCTCATGGGTCACCTACAAACCATCGCTAAGCGCTTCGGGTTTAGCGTAAAACTCATCGAAGCACAGCCACAGTGGGATATACCAAGATTGCGTATCGAAGTGACGAAAGTCCGCGCTAATGCACAAGCCTTCAGGGTAGGACATGCAGGAGCAAATGTACTGTTTTTAGCCAACAAGGCAGAACCTGAAGCGGTTACAGGTGGGGCTAAACAACCAGAAGGTGATAACGCGCATGATCGTCAAGTCGGGGGTAGCCATTACCAACTACCGATACAACCAATTGACTACATCATGGCGAACGGCCTTGGGTACTGCGAGGCAAACGTGGTGAAATATGTATCACGTTGGAAATCAAAAGGTGGTGTGCAAGACCTTAAAAAAGCAATTCACTACCTTGAGATGTTAATTGAATCTGTGGAGAACCAAGATGATTGTAAAGAACCTACGAAGTAGCCGTGCCTTAGAAACCGGTATTGTCCTGGTCACCATCTTGTCACTACATCATTTTATGTATGTGTGCCATATATTGTGGTCTGCTTTACAAGGTACAGACGACTTTTATATGCAAGTGGCACTGATCGTTAAGCTGGTTAGTATTGTGCTATTTATCGCCCTAGCTGCGGCTATCGCTATATCAGATATGTACTGCGTTGCGGTGGGTATTGTAAGAGATGTACGTAACAACATAGGAGGTTCTCATGAGAGAAGAAAGTAAAGTGTTCTGGCAAGCTGTCTTAATTACCGTGCTACTTTCAATGCTGGCGCTTAGTGTAATTTATGCGGAAGTGCGATTGTTTAATTTCATGGTAGAGACGAGCACCTGGTGGGTCGGGTTATTCTGCGGAGGTGCTATCTTACTCCTTGCGCCGATGGTTGTGGTAAGTTGTGTAGGTGCGATATACACACTTAGCGCACTACTCACAGAGAGTTTGAAGAAACTCTACAGATGGCTATAAAAATAAACCACGGTGCCTTACCACCGGGGTTTATTCGCTCTAAGCATATTTTAAAAGAGAGTATGTGCAACGCAGCAGAACGTTGCATGCGTATTATGTATAGGTATTTACTTACTGTCAATAATACTTTTGATAAATTTACGAGCCATGCCTGGCGCCATTTGCAAAACGACCTCAATAACTGAGGCTCCACTTACCCCACCGACAAGACCTAACAAACCGCTCAATGCAATAGAGTGCTCGTTGTGAAAATGATAAGCCACCATAATTCCGCAGAACGCTCCGACGACAACATCAAGTGCCCTGGAGCACGTGCTCTTATTTTTATCTAACTCTGTACTCGCTTTAAAGGAACCTACTACTGCACCGGTGGCGATCACCACACACTCCAGTAGTACGTACCAGTCAACGTGCGCCAATATACTTTCCATCGAACCCCTCACATCTTGAAATATATAGTAACGCCCCTACGAACCATAACAACATGGACAGGTTAATTACTAGCATCGTCTCAAGTGGGGGATACACGGTAAAGTATCCGTTTGCCAAAATGCCTTGTAATACTGCGCCGAGTGAAATACCGAAGGACTTAAAAACTTGGTGCTGTCGCCCCTTCGTTACTAAGCCTAGTATAGAGAAGAACGACGCGGCTGTTGCGAACATAAAAAATTGCTCCGCGCGATCACACATGAGGGGGGGTATGTCGAGTCGTACGATGTCAAGAAAATGCGATAAAAAACCCAGTGCCCACAAGCTACTCACTAAAACATTGATTACCTGTGTAGACCGACTATCACGCCCGTATATACGGTTGAGCCATGTACAAACCATAAGTAACTCCTTAGTTAACCCTCAGTATTTTCACCTACAACCATGTCGCCGCTTAGGTCTTCCATTGTGTCGCAAGAGAAACCGGAGAACACCACTACGTCACCAATAGAGATAACGTTAGCTTCGGGACACTTGTCCTCCTGGCACTGCTTTAGGTCTGCTTCTGCCTTCGTTGCACGTTCTAAAAGTGCGGATAAATCAGCACGTGCTTTCTCAAGTTCAGTGTCTTTCTCGACAATCTTCTCTTCAGCGACTGTTGCTCTAGCAAGCGCAGCCGCTAGGTCGGCACGTGCCTTAGCCAGTTGTTTTGAAGGCGGCTGTGTCACCGGTATATCGGCATTGCTTTTTTTCGATAAAGCCTGTGTAATACCCAGACGCTCAAGGCGTTGACGGGATAACTCAGGCAAGCATCCACAATCCATAGTAATCTCCCTACTCGAAGAATCCAATAATATCTACGATATAGCGAGTGCCTGCTTTAAGTCCACTTGCGTATATCACCTTGTTACCGGCATTTAGCCAAATAGAACTATCATCGTGCGTTTGCACCTAGATCAAGTCTAAGTTCTTTGGAGCGTTATCAGGTAACTTGAAGATTGCACCATCTACGTTAGTGACGGCTTTGAAGTCTAAATGGATTTTACCGAACCCATTAACTACACGTAGCTTGTGACGTTCGTTGTTATTGTAGTCAACAGGATTCCACGTAGTAATACGCTCTTTTCCAATTGCATACGATAACGGATAGGTGTTCGCTAATTTGCGAGTACGGACTACACCGTTCTTTACCTCGAAATCGTCTGTGTGCAAATTTTCTTCTGTAATTAACTTTTTAACAGCCATTTACACCGCCTTATGGTAATCGAGATGGGAACGGCTCATCCGTTGTCCACACCATTGCCTGCGGACGAAGGTTGGTCGGGCCAACGTCAGGGATCCAGTCGTTTGACGGATTGCCTGTAGCACCTTCTTTATACGGTGTGAACCGCATAAAATTAGCGTCTTTAACACCACCTACATAAACCCCAGCAACAGGTTTATTCGTGTCATCATCAAACAGTTGGAAGTTCAATGATACATTGGCTCTAAATCCTTCAGGAATACCACCTTGGCCAATTACTTCTACACGGGCCGGTTGGCGAGAGTAAAACCCATTTTCTTTCTTACCTACATAGCCAAATAAGTCAAAACTTAGTCCACCCATAAAACAATACACAGTATTGTTAATGCGTTGCAGCTTAACGTACGCATTAGGTTTTAAGCTCTTTGTATTTTTCAAAGTGATTAAGCCCGTGTTGCCGTAAACCACAACCCATTTGCCATTTACCTTTTGCCACAAGAAAGCACCTACATAATCACCATTGGTTGATTGGTACATTGTGCCATCAATTTCGTTACCTTTGATTTTACCTTGTGTGGTATCAGGCTTGTCAGGCCGCCCTGGTCCTACTAACGAGTTTGTAGTTTGACTTACTTCAACCTTGTGTGTATCCGGATTAACAGTAATGGTAATACCGTCTAAATCAGCTGGTGTGATAATTTGCTTTGCCATATTTCTGTGTCTCCATAGTAAAAGACCACCCTAACCAAGTAGGATAGAGTGGTCTAGTAGCTAAGTAGCTACGTGGTTATGCGTTAGTTTCAAACGCATAGCCCAAAGTATTACCCGCTAAGTCTTGGAACTCAAGGGTCGCTGCTTTTTTCGCTTCTTCCGGAACAACTTCTTTAGCTGCATTTTTAACTGCGGTTTTACCTACGTAAATACCATCAGCCTTAACTTCAGCTAAGTTGTCAGCTTCTTTTGATAAAGCGATTAAGTCAGCTAAGGTAGTTTCAACAGTTTGAGTGTTACCACCGTCTGCATCAGCTACAGTAATTTTTAATTTGCCGGTTTCTTTGTCAGCGGCGATTGCTGTTACGCGTAAGTCAACTTGAGAAGTAGCAACTAATTTACCACCTTCAATTTTAACGGAAGTACCATCAACAGATACTAATAACTTACCACCTTCGATTTTAAGACCGTCACCGATGTCCGCGGATGTAACCACTTTAACTTGTTTTGCCATTTTAGATTCTCCTCTAGTTGGCGATTGTTTAAAAGGAACTCTATCTTACAATAGATTTTTTAAATGTGCTAGACAAACGCCTAACACAGTTAAGAGCAAACATACTGTCCATATTTTCTGCTAACACAGAAAACTTGAGTATTTAAAGTTACGCTTGTCCAGCTACCCGAAGTTTATAGAAAATTCGATATTTACGTTTTACATCTACTTTTTCATATAAGCTGAGTAAAAGATTAATTTTAATTTCTGTTTTTTTACCATTTTCATTTGGTCTAATAATTAAATTCTTATCTTGTTTTGGGGTATTTATATCAAACGTTTTATTAACAGATAAGTCTTCACTAATCTCATAAACATCACAATCAAGTTGAAGGATGTGAACTTTGTTATGATTGAAAAGGAAATTTTCTCCATACTCTTTTCTCAAAAGAGCAACTTTATCATATCCTTTCCCTGTTATTTCGACATCATCCCAACCTGTAACTTCTGAAATGACATATTGACCCATCCCAGACACAGTTGCAGGATATTCATAAAGTTCTGTGCGTGAAAAGGTTTCGTTAGCGTTTTCAATAATTAGCTGCGAACGATCTAAATCCCCAGCAGTAATAATGTCCTTATCTACTGATTTAACAACTAACTGACCTTGTTCATTCACTTTAATAGTTGAGTTATCAACATTTACTTCAAATTTCTTTGAAGCAATGTCTTTTCTAAATGATTTACCTAAATTAGTAGGTGTTACTACATTAATTTTTGCCATCTTTAAGCCTCTTTAAAGTTTTCGATGTTATTACGGTTAATACTTTAACCACCATTTATAGAAGGTAGGAAAACCCTACCTTACTAAAATTAAGATTGACTACATTTCTTTACGAACTTCAATTAATTGTAAAGATGTTTCGTCACCGCCATAGTTACTAATAAATGCTTTGTGTTTCCAATCAGTTCTTAACACAGACATTACTTCATTAGTTGGGTAGAAATATCCATTATCATCTAACGTATAGTTAAATGTAGTTACATTATCACCCGCAACGATTCGTACGTTAGTGCCTTTAGGAGCAGCTCCATGTTCACCCCATGTCGCATAAACTAGAACACGGTTAGGTGTAACGGTTGTATCTGGTTCTAAGATGAAGTATTTAGCTGATTTTTCATAGTTTACGTTCGGGAACGTAATATGATTAGATTCTAAACCATCTTTATTTATGTTTTTAGTAGTGAAATAAATTTCAGTGTTTGGTTCAAACATTGTTCTATCAAAAACAAAATTATCAATCGCACCACCAATTTCCGCATGTGAGTACAATCTATATGGAATATATCCAACTTCATCATCTAATAGAGCATATTCCCATTCATGGTCAGGCGCATAAATACGCATTACTCTAGGTTCACTTTTACCTTTAGGGGTATAGTGTAGATATAAATCCGTAGTAATAGAGTGTAGCGTAGCTATAACGTTACCATAAAAATCATAGCGTAATTGCGATCTAGGTACAGTTACGTTAGGTTTATTTGGATCTGCTGGGATAGGGTCTGCACTTCCCAACATAGGAATATGAATATTTTGGTTACTACGATATGTTATATGTTTACCAAATACCGCATGGTCTTCAGTAGTATTAACATACACAGGACCCCATTCTTCATCATGAGCTGGTCTGTCTTTATCCCAAATAACGATCTTACCTTGATAAACTACCCATAACTTACCTTTTGACGGGATTTCTACGGTAGAGTAATCTGGTAACACATATCCAGAACTATCTCTAACTTCCATTTCTACGGCACCGATAGAACCACCAAAGTATTCACTTGCCGCAAGGGAATCACTACCTTTTAATTTAGGATAAGTAAATTTAAAGTCTCTAGTCGGAGCATCACGATACTTATCTTCTTTATTATTAATAGGTGGTGGCGGAGGAGGCGGTGGTGATGGCGGTAAATCAGGTGTTGGCTTAGTTTGCGGGTAGATCCAACCTAAATGTACATCATCAAAAGCATCCACTACTTCAACAGTACCCGTTAAATCTAGAGATACACCGTCGGCTGTAACAATAATTTTATCACTAGCCGATTTAATACGAACAGGATCTGCTGTTGTGCCAGTACCTTCTAAACCATCACCAGAAGCAACAGTAACCAAATCAGCCACATTAACTCGGTATGTTCCAATAGTTTTTGTATCAGAGCCAACTGTAAAGATTAATTCTTTTGCTGTGTTGTCATACTCAACTCGTCTTAGATAATTATCAGCAACAAAAGTGGGAGCAAAAACACTAAGATTGATGGATAGCTTACTTCCGTCTTTATGATTAAGTTCTAATACATTATTGCTAGTAATAATACCTGAAACAATAGCTTTATCTTTTAATGGTTTTAATACGGCATCCGCTAATACAATCCCGTTATCCGTTACTGTAAAATAGTCTGGGTCAATAACCACGTCCCATTTATTTTCATCTAAACTATCTTTAATAATAGTTTCACCTAGATTACTAGGTGTTACTAAATTTAAGTTAGCCATTAGTATCCCCCTTTATATTTAAATTAGTAAAGCCCTGCGTAGAGCAGGGCTGTGTTACCTTAAATTAAGCTGATGCTTTAGGGATAATGTAACCCAATGATACTTCACCAGTACCATCCACTAATTCAATTAACTTATCAGTGTCAAATGCAAGTCCATCAGTGGTTGCTTTAAGCACACCGTTAGTTGGGGTTTTTAATTTGATAGGGTTTGCCGATGTACCATCGCCTTCTAAACCAGCACCAACAACAACTGGTAATAAATCTGAGACAGATACTTCAACCGTATCTTCGGCATCAGTTTGGTCATTACCGATCTTAAATACCAATTTTTTATTAGCACTGTCATAAGACACAGCTTTGAGGAATTTATCTGCTTTAGCCGCAGGAACTAAATCACTCATAGCAACAGTAATTTTGGTACCATCTGCTTTAGTTAATTCTAAGTTTGAACCAACTAATGCACCAGATGAAATGCCAGCGTCTTTTAATGGTTTTAATACTTCGTCTTTAAGATGAAAACCTTTGCCTTCTACGAACTCAAAATGGTCTGGGTCGTACTTAACGTCCCATTTTTTTGGATCTAATGCACCAAGTGCAATCGTTTTGCCTAGGTTGTCTGGGGTAATAACTTTCATTTTAGTAGCCATAACTACATTTCCTCTGTTTTGTGAGTGTAAGATAAATCTACGTCACCTGTACCATCTACAAGTAACACATCTGCGTGGTGTTTCGGAATTGCACTAATGCGCTCTTCTAATTCATCCACTTTTAGTCTTAACGCAGCAAGATCTTCTGTTAATACAATCTCACCATCTGCGTTAATTGTAAGGCCTGCACCTAGCTTAATGGCTAAACCATCAATTGTGCGTTGCAAACCTTTATTCGGAGCAAGGCGCACACCGAACTTGTCGGTTTTGTTGGCACCTTTCTCGATAGTTTCATCGAAGTCATCTTTTGTGATAACGTTCGCCACTTTCGGAACCGACACTGTTGTGCCGTCTGATAATGTGAGTACGACTTCCTTCTCACCAGCAACAGCCTTCGTAAATGGAAGTTTCTTAGAACCTACTTTGTCCCCTTCCTTCCACGTGAGTGTAGCAGTACTTTCATCGAAGTCTAACTCATGAACATACGGCATAGCAAGGTCATTTTCAACGACAGTACCACGACCATCTGTTACTTTTAACTTACCATTTTCAACGGCTACACGCTTAACAACTTCAATGTCGCCTTCTTCAATAGCCGTATTAACAAGACCCGCCAAGCCGCTGCAAAGTACAACCTTCGCCCCCTTTGGTAAGTCTGTGCCATCACAGCTCTTTAACGTGCCCTGTAGCTTGCCTTCTGCGAGACCCTTATCAATCATTGCCTCAACAGACTGATCGACCAGCTCACGCTCAGAAACACAACTTGCTGAACAAGCCATAACTCCCCCTATTTAGTAAGTGTGGGTTGCTTAATCGTACGAACGATTACACCAACAGCTGCCAATACGGCGTACACAGCTGGTTTGTAGTGTGCAGGAATTACACCATCTAGCCACGTGGTAGAAAGGTCAATTGTAGATAAACCACCAATTGCCCCAAACGCCCAAGTAGACCAAGAACGAAGCACATCTTTAAATTTAAAAAATTCCATACCTATTTCCCCATGTATGAACGGATTTCCTCAGCGATGGCCTTAGCGACCAACCACCGTTTCTCATTGAGCGTGTTCATACGCGACTGGCATGTAACAAACTCAAGTTCAACAATAATACCACCTGCACGGACAAAACCCAAACGAGTGTGCTGGCCTGCATCTTCAGGCTGCCACCCATTTGAACCACGCAATCGAGAACCGGTAACATCAGCAATAGCTTTAGCAATTTTCTGAGATAACTCCCGGTCTTTTACTTGCGACAAGCACTCAACACCGTAAGCGGTGTAGGTACTTGATGCGTTGAGGTGAAATTCCACCGCAAGTTGCGCTTTCTTCGCTAACTGAATAGCTTGGGTAAGCGGTGCGTTAGTACGACCTTCTCCATCGGTCTGGACTTCAAAGCCCCAGTTGCGGAGGTAGTATGCCACGTAGTTGCGCATATCTGCGGCGAAATCAGCTTCTTTAATCCCGTTTGCAACAGCACCAGGATCAACATTTGAATGTCCTGCTGTGATTACAATCATAACAACCACCCCACCAGTAAACCGAGTACACCACCTACTGCAAGGCCACGCCAGAAGGTGCAGCACCAGCAGTATGTTGTTACTTTAGTCTCGCCTTCATCAACATCGATGTCGATTTCAGCGCCTCGGCAAAAGAACTCGGCGAAGTCGCCAATTGGATTGTATCCACAGAAGATTTTTTTCAGGATGTGTTCTTTGTCAGTCTTCTCGACTTCAACACCTTTGCGTTTACTCATAACGTTCTGCCCTTTCTTTCAGTTCTTCTAGTGCACGCATATAAATGAATTTCTGTTTAATTTGAATTTCATTTAATTGCTCTTTGATATTTAGAAGCTCATCAACGTCAGGGGTTAGTTGAAGTTCAAGCTCCTTACGCATCGTAAATAAATCACCGGTGCCATATCCTTGGCTAGACTGAACAGCCTTAGCCTCTTCACTTACCTTTTTCGCCCAGTCTTTAAGCTCTTTACGCGCTCCACCAGCCTCAAGGTTGATAAGTTCATCCGACGACTCACCGATGCTCATCTTCTGCATAAGGCGAGTATATTCTTTGTTAAACTCGTCTCTTACTGCATAATCATTGTAATTCAGTGAGTACTTTTTAACAAGCATATCGCTAAATGCCGTGACCGGATCTTTACCTTCAAAACGTGAGGCTTTCGCCAAGTCGCCGATAAACTTACCTGCACCTCCTGTGAAGTGTGACAACCAGGTATCAATCGAGGATGGAGCAACATCAGCCACACCGAGTTTCGCCATCTCAAAGGTTAACCACTGAGCGAAATTGGAATCACCCATGTTGCGACGTTGGTGGTCCATCGGGTCAGAGACAAATGAGCCGTCTTGCGCCCAACCGTTCTTCGGTGCTAGGTCACGACCGAAGTAGTCTTTATTAGCCAGGATACTCACAAGTGGTTGTACCATTGCCGGTGAAATTCCGTAGGCTAGATTGAAGGCGGTGTCTTCAGTCTCCGGTGTTTGGAACGGTAGTATAGATTCTTGTACAGAACGCAACACACGACCTGTCGCCGCACCGACTTCTTGCTGTCCCTTCGCCACACGGACAAACTCACGCGCCATATTTAACGGTATCATTAACTCTTGAGGGATACTAAATTTAAACCCGCCTATGTGGAACTGGCTCACGGACTCATTCGTGCGTTTCCACAGTGGTGTACCGTCTTCATCTTCCTCATCATCTGCCGCACCTTGCGCCGCCACCACTAACATCAGCAAGCCCATCATCTTGAGACCGTATGTACCATATTTAGGGTTAACTAAGTTATACACAGTCTTCACACCGCCCATTGCCGCGTTCCAGAACATAAAGAACGCACGTGGTGCATTACTTGCCCCTTTCTGCTCAAAGTTACCTGTGATGTTCTTAGAGATGTCACGGGCCACTTCCGCATAAGACGGATGTGCACGAAGGAACTCAGCAAGGTCACGTTCAGAGGTAAACTCGCGACCACCGTTCATCATTTGTAGATATTCAAGCCATGCTGCGTAACGTGCTGCGTTATCAGAGAAGTGCATCAACTGCATAAATGTCTTCGCCCCACGCGCTGCACGTGAACCCATTGAGCTACGGTTAAATGCCAGCATGTCTAGGTCGCCGGTAATCTTGTCAAGGTCATAGTGCGCCATCGGGTTAATACCACCTTCATTAAGGTAGGTTTTATACGCCCAGTGTGCGTTCTTACCGTTCCACTCGCCCTTCAGCAAACTCGGTAGCACTCTCACCATGCGTGGGATAATGCGTGACGACAATTGTAGAGCTTGTGCATCAGACAACTTACCACGACTTGCCGCTTGCGTATTCGCCAGCACTTGCACAGCATCGCGGAGGAACGCAGTCACGTGGAAGGTTGGTGATAACACAGTACGTGTTAGAGCAAGCCAACGTGTGGTTGTACCCATTGTACGGATGAAGGTGTTTGTGACGTTGTCTTTTTGCGCCTTGGATAACTTAGTCAACGATTTTGCAAACACTGGGTCAGTCACTACAATGCGCTCACGCTTGCCATCTCGATAGAAGGCTTTAGAACGACCGTCCAACACACCCTCCGGTGCGTAGGTAGCGTGGAACTTATCCCCACGTGTCTTCAGCTCATCAGACATAATGCGTGCCATGTGCGGCATCGGGTATTTAGCCAATAAGTCAGCCGCTTCACGCATTACCGCTGATTCTGCCGCATTGTTAATCCGAGCCTGCGAGTTAGCCACATATTTACTCAGGATGTTACCAGCCTTAGTAGAACGACCGTGTATGCGACCTGCGTAGGCTTTTACTTCAGAATCTTCATTCTGTAACGGTACGTAGAACTCACCATACAAGTCATTGTACGTATTCTGGTCAATGCGACCCATCGCCAGCTCGAAATCAAGCGTATTGTTGTTCATGTTGATAATGGCTTTCTCGAACTCTTGAGCGAACGCGCGCTGCTGCGGTGTAAGTGTACTTATAAACTTCTCACCGGTATCATCTGGAACCCACTTCGCACCTTTCGTTTCTTTGGCTACACGCTTGCCGTTTAGTTCGTAGTAGCCGAAACCGGAAATGGTGTCAACTAATAGGTCACGACCTTTGTAGTATGGGTCTTTGTCTCTACTCGCACGTTTCTTACGTCGGATAAAGTGCGGTGCCCGTAGTGCGTACGCAAGGTCATCCAGCTCTTCTTTCGTCATGCCTGAGCGCTGTGCCATCTGCACCATCATGTCCATGTGGTCACGTAAGTTGAGTTTATTACCCACACCGAAGTGCTCAAGCTCTGCACTCGCACGTTGACGGATGGTATTGATACGTGTCTCTACTTCCGATGGGATTTCAGCACCATATACATTACGCGCAAGGTTCTCAAGTGTGGTAATCCAGCTGTACTGGTTGTTTAAGTTGTTCGCACCCCATCGCACACTGCGGTCTAACGTGCGTACAATCGGCTCGGCAAGAGACGTCGGTAGAACACGCTGGATGCCCTTAAACAACTGGTAGAGCAGTCCTGAGTGGTTATAAGCAACATCGGTCACTTCCGCTAAGTATTTTTCATCCTGAGCGTATTCAGAGCGATGTTTAGGTACCAGTCCTAATTTCTGCGCGTGTTTCTCGATGTTCTCGTAGGTAAAGCCCTCAACTGATGTCAAGTTCCCTTGTTTATCCCACCAGTCCATCGTCCACTTGCCAGTATCTTCATCTAACTGAGCAATAGCCGATACGTCATCATTGCGGTTCTGCTCTTTCGTACGGTTGGCAAAAATAACCTGACGCACGATTTTACGATCCATCTCTTTCACACCCTGCACGGTCTGCACTCGGCTATCGTTTGGCGCAAAGATGGATGTCGTGTTCGTAATAAGTTGGAACAAGTGCGGTTGTTCATTGCCAGACATACCGAGTAATTGTGCAATACGCTTAAAGAACTCACGCACAGATGCAATAATTCCTTTCGGTGCCTGACTACGATACATCGTGTCGTAAGCATCTTGGAATTTCGGGTTTGTCAACAACTCAGCGACGAACTCATGGATACCCGTAGCATCGTCATTGATGGTAGGGAACTGTGCTACAAATTCAGCGTTGTTACGCGCCATCGTCCATGCACGTCTGAGTTCATCTACAATTTCAGCCTGCTCCGTGGTTAACGCACCTTGGTTCTCAATCGCATAGACAGTGTAGGCGTGCACCAACTCGTGCATTAAGTCAATATCAGCCTCACGCGAGTTAATATCAAGCACGATGGTGTTGGTGGCTATATCGTAGTAACCAGTACGACCTTGCGACGATAAGTCATCGTAGCGCACGTTAACTTTATCATCCACGAGGTCAACGAGTTTCTCGATAACTTGTCGACGCGGGTCATCTTGCGCAAATGTATTCTTCGCATAGACCAGTGCAGCGGCAACACCTTCATTTTGCACACCCCACTTAAACAACTGTGTGTTTATGTCAGACGATGGTTTACCACCGAAAATGTTGGTGCGCTCATCGCCGTATACCCCTTGGTGCTGATTAGCTGAAACCAACTGCGATGGATCTTTTGCCGTGTAATATGTAGTTGTCTCATCCACGACACCACCCGGTTCACGAAGTCTAATGTTCTCAAACACAACGCCATCGTAGCCAGCGTTATAAGCGGCTTCTGCAACAGTTCGCGTATCTAGCTCATTGTCAATCTTATAAACCTGTTTACCAGGATTCGCACGCTCAGCCTCTTCTTGCGTAAAGTATGGTGTGTACTGTTTTGTACCCCAGTCTCCGGATTTTAACCAGGTGACTAACTTAGAAAGAGAACCTTCTTGTGCGTTGCCCTTTTCTACGAAATACAATGGCTGTTGGTGCATCGTGCCAGCATGTTCACCTTGAACATCCCAAACCAGTGGATTGCCACGCTCTAAGAACACTTCATGGATAAAGCCACTTCCGGAACTATCACGCTTCACGCCGCCGCCCACTAAGTTGCGTTTACTCATACGAATGTACACTTCTGCAATGTGCTTATGCGGTGTAACAAATGTACCATCTGGATTATTTCTAAATCCGGTAAATACGTCGTGTATGTTACTACCCGCCGCTGTGCCGTGGTAAAAGACTTTCGGCTCTCCTGTGCGCTCATTTAATACCAACTTACTAGACCCACGCTCCCAGTCACCATAACGTTGTTTAAACGATGGTGTGCGGACTTGTACCCACTGATCATATCTAAGGTCAGTACGGCCTTCAGCGTTTGCTTTGTTGTAGGCTTTTATTCCTCCTAACTCCAAAGACGTTCTAGTAAACTCAGCATTAGCCGGATTGCTAAGTGCTCTATTTAACTGACTCACCGAGTTTGCGTCTTCGGACTTTTTTTCTTTCTTACCACCAAGTAACTCGTCATCGGCTGTTCGTGCCTTGTTATCTTGAACAGATTGTAATAGCTCACTAAATTCAGCATCATTCTGCGCTGCTTGCTCTGCCGTTTCTTTTGTGTTACTTGCCTTCGCACGAGCCTCTCTGTGCTCTTCAACAACATTCTTAGCTACTTCCGCTTGGTGTGTCGCTTTCGCCGCGCTAATCAAGTCATTGCCGAAGTATTGGAACATTGCAGGGTACTGATCGGCTGTAAGTTTGCCTCCGCGTCCAGCTTTAACATCATTAAGGTATGCGATGGTTTCATCACGAACTTGATTAAGATCAATGTTATCCGGAACAATCGCACCATTGTTCAAACCGCCATTTTCAAGAGAGCTGATAAGTGAATTTATGCCCTCTTTAAATGCCGTGTTACGACCACGCAAGCGCACTTTAGACCCTAGCGCTTTGGCAATCACTTCTGTGGTATTAACAACGGTGCTCGCCTCGTTTGTATCAGGGTACAATATCTGCAAGCTCTCATTAGAGAACGTATCCGGCTCATTCTGTAATCCGCCTTTACCTTCCAATGTGTCGAGCACTTGTTGCAAATCACGAGCACGATGTACCAACGCCTGGTTTGTTAGTAAATCTCGGGTATGCGTAGCTTGCGCTTTCGTGGTAGCAATTAAATCAGTTAAATTTGCACGCACTTCGTCAAGTGTTTCGCCCAATCCGTTAGAAACGCCTTTCGCATTAGGGTCAGCAATAAAGCCTGACGATGAGCGGTTAAGCACATCAAGTACCTGTTTCTTCACATTACCTACAATCGGACGCTCAAAGTCAGCCTTCTTCTGTCTAGCCGCTGCATCTTGCTCTTCCTGTTGTGCTTGTTCACGTTGTGCAATCTGTTCAGCGGCTGCATCACGTTCACTCTTCATGTGGTTTTGTTGTGCCGCCTCATAGTCAACAGTACGTGCTTGTTTGTACTGTTCTAAATTGTGAAGTGCGAATTGCTGTGTCAGTAATCGATTCGCTACCTCTGTATAACGACCTGCACGATCTAACGCACCTTCGTCTTTCGCCTGTTTGGATAACTCCAACAATTGCGTAACAGTTTCGCGAGTAGCGGTTTGTAGCTCATCAAGCGTCACGCCTTTTTTATTCAAGGCATCTGTGAACGACGGTGGTAATAGCTCTTCACCCTCGAAGGCTTTTAACGCTGCTCTTGTATCCTTGACAAACGTGCTGATTTTCTGTTTAGCGTCGGGTTGTTCCGCCGGCATATCTTGGTAGTACGCAGCTGGGTCACGTGCAAAATTTACTGCACCTTCAATTGTCCCAACCATTGACGCATATTTCGCATCACTCATCATAGGAGATTGCTTCATCTGATTGAGTCGTTGCTCAAGTGCTTGTATGTTTGCTGGGTCTTTCAATGCTCTGATGTCGTCCGCAATACCTTGCGTAAACTCATCATCTTCAGTGAAGTTAGCCGCTTTGCGTGCTGTATCGAACTCACTCGCAAACTTATTGTACTGACCTTGTAATGATGCAGGATCTACACCTTGTTGGATATTTTGCTGTTTACCCAATGTATCCATCATCATATTGACACGGCTAATGTTAGTATTAATTGCACCTAGTGCGCGGTTAGCCTGGTCAACGGTAATATCACCTTGTGCGATGGTATCAATCAAAGAACTCACGCGACCTTGCTGTTCAGCAATTAGGTCTTTGTATTCTTGCTCGTTGGTACGGTCGCCATTCGCGAACTCTTGCTCAATTTCAGATACACGTTGGTTAAAGTCTGTTTTCGACATCGGAGCAACACCATTAGCCGCTGTTCCTGCTTCTGCATATCCAACGGTATCAAGGTCTGCAAGTCGGTTATCAATGTCCTCGACACGAGCTTTCGCATCTTTGTACATACGCACAGAATGTCCGGCATCACCGAATGGATGCGCTGCACCACCTAAGAATAAGCCTACGATACCACCTTGGATACCTTCACCAATCGCCTTGTTAACATCGCCATCCGCTAAAGTAGAAAGCGACAATGAACCTGCGTTTGGTCGTTGGTCTTCTGGTAGACTTGCTCTAATGAGCGGGTCTTGGATTCGTCCCAAGTTTTGGTCTAATAAACTTTGTGTGGTGCCAGCGGCGAACTCATCGGTAAATTCTTTTGCACCAGTACCCACTAAGCGTTTTACCGCACCTAGTCCACCAATCTGGTCTACCTTATGATTGAGTCTCTGTAAAATAGAGCCTTCATCCATTTTGGTCACAGCATCTTTTAACTCATTAAGTGTCTTACTGCCGACACCTTCATATTTCCCAGAGCCTTTTAATAGTTTGTAGATGATACTGTCCGCTGTACCAGGGATGAGACCCTGTGCAATGTATTGCTCTAAGAACGCAACTTCAAAGGCGTGCTGTGCATCTTCTGAGGTAACATCACGGCCTTTTAAGTACTGATCTAAACGGAATCCACCAGCCTCCTGTATTGCTGCCGCTGTACGATAGCCTGCGCCTTTTAGTGCCAGATTACCTGCTGTTGCCGCTACCTTGCCAGCCGCTGTGTCACCTGTGAAGCCATCTGCCATCTTAACTAACTTGTCTTTATTTGCAGATACGAAGTTGACAAGTTTAGCCGCATTAGGTCCTAGTTTTGAAACGAGTTCTCCTGTAAGCGCTGCACCCTTACCGACAGTACCGGCTACCGTGCCAATACCCAACGTAGAGGCAATCATTGACGCCGCCTCTGGACCGATAATAATTGCTGTCAAGTATGGGTCAGTCAACATCTCTTGTACAACTTGACCGTAGTCTCCATTGTCATATAGATACTGAATATAGCCACGCTTACTTTCTAGAGCCTCATTCTTAACAGCGTCTTGTAACGCCTCATTCGCCTTGCCTAGGAACTTCTGTGCACCGATGTCAACATTAATGCCAGCACGCGTACCTATTTCATCAGCGAATGATACCAAGCCACCCAACCCACGCGCGCCACCCGCACCTACTTCAGTTAATAAGTCCGCACCGCCTTTAAACACCCCGTAATCCATACCCTGATCTTTACCAACGCCATAAGCCTTCGCAATCTTCTCGAAGTATCGTTCCGGGTCTTTCTCAGCCGCTTGTAATTCCGGTTTTAAGTTAGAGAAATCTTGTGCTGCGTAATTACGTAGTACATCACGTTTCACCTCATAGGGCATACGCAACCACTGCTCAGGTGTAAATCCTGCGTCTTGTAAGGCGATGTTAAAGCGAGAACCTTCTTGGAATACTCGTTTGCTGTCCACGTTACTTCCGTAGTTGTGTACAGTTTCTTCAGGTTTCCACTCTGGTGGCGCATAGTTAATGTTTAGTTTGATACGACTATTCCCATCTGCGTAATCCGCATACGGGTCAATAGTAAGCATTGGATCGGTGGTGGTCATCTGTCCACCTGCTTGAGATGTGGTAGATGTCCCTGTCGCCACGCCAGGTGTTAGGGACATCCCTTGATTTTGTTGCCAATATGTTGGTCGGGTTTGGTAAAGATCCAATAATGGGTCGGCCATAAAAGTCTCCTATACGCCCGACTTGGTTCTCCCATACCAACCTGTTGGTTCTGTAAGGAACTGTCGAATATTAAAATCAACAGCTTCAGCCGGGGTGTTATACGGTTGTTGCGAAATAGTTTGCGTAGGACTCTGCATCATCTGTTTAAGGAAGTCAGGGTTCTCCGCCTGTTTATTACTTGGCATTATAACACTCGGGCTGAGCGTGGCAAATCCCTGTAAATTAGGATTTACTGGGGGTGTTTTGTGCAACCCCCTGGTACACTTGTCCCGTACCGCCTAGCCACACTTTTCCAGAATCACCGAAGTCCTGTCCTTGCATATTGTACAGTCTTCCATTCTTCGTTACTGTGTAGTCTAAGTGCGGTCCAGTAGAGTTTCCAGTATTACCTGTCAATCCGATAATTTGACCTTTCTTAACGGTATCGCCAGGTTTAACATGGATTTCACCCATGTGTGCCCACTGTGCACAAATTCCAGTTTCTGGGTCACACACAGCAACATAATTACCGTATCCGTTAGGGTCATTACTAACCTTGACAACCTTGCCAGATAAAGAGGCTGTAGCCTGTGTACCTACTGGTGTTCCAAAGTCCGTTCCTTTGTGGAATGAACTTGCTTTTTCGTTAGGTTTAACACGGTGCCCGCTTGCCGATGTTATAGGATGATCACCAATAAACGGTGCGCCCAATCCCAATCCGTATGAATAATCTGCCATATTCTAAACTCCGTACATTCCTGTTGGTTTTAACAACCATTGTATATCTCGATATTGCTGTGGCTCTACCCGCGAAATTGCCGGTGAACTAAACTGCTGTTGCGTTGGCTTCTGGAACATTTGATTAATCAAACTTGCTCCGGGATTCTGTCCATTCTGAAGTGCCAGCATATTAAGTCCACCAGCAACAGGCGCGCGCGTTTGTGCATACGTTGTTCCAGAAGACGCCGACCCTGGCCCATCGTATTTCAAACCCACTTTTTTAAATGCGTCTGCTACACCGTCCCATGTGTGTCTAAACTGTTGGTATGAATCCGGTGCGGTCGGTAAACTAGCCCACTCCTTACCCAACTTAGGCAATGCAGCGTTCCAGTCCCCATTCATAACGTCTTGTAACGCGCCACGTTGGTTAATTAAATAAACAGCGGCTTGATCTTGCGATGCCGGTGAAAAATCCATTTTACCCCACGCTTTCTCCACACCCTGCCATGTTGGGTAGCGAATTGCATACTTACCATTAGCTGTCGCATACTGCTTGCGACCTAGCTTATCAGTAAATTGCCATTTGCCTTGCCCTAGCGCCGCAGGATGAGCCTGATACCCTGTCGCTAACAACTTATCAGTGGTACCACCTTGTGCGAGATATGGGTCCTTAAATGTGTCTGTACCCTCTGTAATAGATAAAACATCGAGAAACTTACGCAGGTTCTCATTGCTTTGTAACATCTGTTGTGCTTCTTGACGTGTCACAATAACCCCCTAAAAACTAGAAGAACCGACGACATTCGAGTTTTTGCTTTCTTTCACATCAGCTTTATGCGAAATCTCGGCTTTCCGATTCTCACTACGATTATTATCTTGCTCCATCTTATATTGAGCTTGCGCAGCTAAGTAGGCTAACTTATCTTGCAACGACATACCATTGTTAGTAGCTAATAACGTACGTAATACTTGTGGACCATTCGGCAATGCCGCTATCTGTCGCATAAAGTGTGGTACTTGATCATTAGCGATGTTATATCTAGCATTTCCTAATTGAACTGCCGTTGTATCACCATTTGTATGAATCGAGGTAATTGGGCTATTAATACCAAACAAGTTAGGTTGAGCCTCATAATCCATACCAAACATTCCAGCCAATGCACCTTGGTTGCCTTGTCGTTGTGCAGCTTGTTCAGCATATTGCGGAGCAACCATATTAAGTGCACCATATTGACCTTTGTGGTCTAGTAATTGGCTCATCGCCGCATATTGTGCCTCTTGTAATGGAACACCTTGTTCAAGCAATTGCTTAGTCGCTTGCCACATTCTAGGATCATTCACCGTATCTTGGATATTGTGCTGAGTTTGCGCCGCATTAAAGGCGTTCATATCCTGCAAGCCTTTTCCCATAATACGTGCCAATGTCATCTGCTGGAACATATTTAATGGATGATCCAAGCCCATATTAAGACCAGACCACGATGAATGTGTTGGGTCTGACCCGTTATTAAAATACGGGTTGTTAGTCATGTTGTATGGGTTGCCATTCTCATACTGATACTGTCTCGTAGCCTGACCATCTTTGTATGCTAGTCGCTCATCAAGAACAGGTTTTCCAAGAACCTGAGATGGAGCGAATTGCGCAAACTGGATCGGTGTCATCGTCGAATATGGTCCACCATCTGTAGTTGTGGTAGCTGACGACGTACTGGAACTAGATGAGGCTGGCGCTGCCGTTGTGGTAGTGGCCTTCTTATTTGCATCAGAGGCCAACACGCCTGTGCTAGTTGATGCCGGTTGCGCAGTCTGCTGTGGTTGTAGTTGAATCCCTAACGCCTGGTTAACCGCATCAGCATGTTGTTGCTGTTTTGCATTGTACTTCGCAATCTGATCATCGTATGTTGCCAATATGCCATTTAGGTCATTGAAGTAATCTTTTGTATTACTTACGTTAAAGTTAGCCCCTTGCTCCTGCGCCATCTTAGCCAGACGGTCTCTTTCAGAACTAATATAGTCGGCCAGAGCTTTTCGCTGTTCAGCCATCTTAGCCGGGTCGACTTCCATTGAGTACGTCTTGAACGTACCTGTAGGGTCTTCCTGCTGGTAAGTAAAATTACCCAATCCGAGACTAGCCGCCAGCTGTTGCTGGTCCATACCATCAGTTTTTAACCAACTGTGAGAATAGTCGTTATTTCGATTGACTGGGTTTATAACAAACGGTCCTGCCATGATAACCTTTCCTTACACGCTGTAGTTAAATAGGCGTTGTGCTTGTGGTGAGCTCATCATCTGCTGCACCAGCAATGGGTTAGATTGTGTATTCTGCGGTTGTGCAAACTGGTAACCGTTACGATATGGGCCAAGTTGTTGCTGCTGCGAATATGCGGTAGTGGTTGTGTGACTTGGCGTTTGATTAACAGGTTGAGTCTGCGTTTGCGCGACCTGATTATTCGCACTTTGCGTATTAACAACGGCTCCGCCTTGCTGTGGGCTTTGGAAAAAGTCACGCAGCGTTTTACCATCCATTGCTTGCATCAAGGCGTTCTTCATCTGGTTCTCGTAGTATAGGTCAGTGAACTGCGATTGGTTCTGTTGCTGTGCAACGTTATTTTTGCCAATGATCGCGTTGATGTAAGATGGATCAGTCAACGACTTGTTCGTGAAATTATACAGGTCTGTCGCCATACGTAGGTTGTTTGATAATCCACTCTGCCAAGCGTTACCTAGATTCCCTAAGAAACCACCTAATCCGCTACTATCACCTAATCCGTAACCGCCGTTATCTAATGTCATATCATACGACATATCCAGGTCCCCCTAATAATTGTAATAATGAAGTGTCATCAGTACCCTGTGGATCAAAAAGTGGGTCCATTCCTGATGCAATTTCACCGCTATCGCCAGGGTTCAACCCTAACGCATTTGCAACACGCTGTATTGTAGCTGGGTCTAACGGTCGTTGTGTCATGTCAGTTCCTGGCGCTGTCATCATATTACGCATGGCATCACCTTGTGGGGCTAACATGTTCGGTTGTACATTTGGTGGTGGCACCATACCATTAGGTGCATTTGATAACAATGCCATCAAATTAGGGTCTACCCCACCTCTTTGCAATTGTGCGAGCATTGCTGGATCCACATTGCCAGCCGCCATCTGCATAGCAAGTTCTGGGTCTTGTATCATCAAGTCCTGTGCCAACGTCTGCATATCTGGAGACATCATAACATTTTGCTCGTTCATTAATTCTTCTTGTGGTGACATCATGCCACCACCCATCACACCTAGGCTACCTAGTGTTCCTAATCCTGCCACTTTGTGCTCCTAATATTACTAATCTGCTACACGAGTATCGACACCTGATGAACTGCTACTGCTACCGCTACTGCTACT